CTTCTTCTGCAGTAACAACCAGCTGACCTCCCTGAAGAACATCCACAAGATCATCAAGGAGATAAATGGTGTATTTTACTGTCACGGCAACCCAATCAAGGAAGGTCTGCTGTATATCCTGCTTGTAAAGGGGGTAACAGAAGTAAGTACCCCATTCCCAGACGCAGATGAGATCATCGACGAGTACCTTGAAACAAATCCATCTGGGTCAATTCGGGCCGCCCTTGACGTGCAACAGCTGCTCTCAGACGCAGACGTGGAGTATCCGAGATGAAGCTACTAGAGATAAAACAGAAGTCAGTTGCCGACCTGAAGATCAAGTACACAGGCGGTAGCTTCTTCTGCCACTACAACCAGCTGACATCCCTTGAAGGTGCCCCATCCCATGTAGGTGGCGGCTTCGACTGCTACAGCAACCAGCTGACCTCCCTTGAGGGAGCACCATCCCATGTAGGTGGTAACTTCAGCTGCAGCGGCAATAAGCTGACCTCCCTTGAGGGAGCACCATCCCACGTAGGTGGCGGCTTCTTCTGCAGTAACAACCAACTGACCTCCCTCAAGAACATCCACAAGATCATCAAGGAGATAAATGGTAGATTTTACTGTTACGGCAACCCAATCAAAGAAGGTCTGCTGTATATCCTGCTTGTAAAGGGGGTAACAGAAGTAAGTACCCCATTCCCAGACGCAGATGAGATCATCGACGAGTACCTTAAGACAAACCCATCTGGCTCAATTAGAGCAGCGCTGGACGTGCAGCAGTTGCTCTCAGATGCAGACGTGGAGTATCCGAGATGAAGCTACTTGAAATTGTTCGCTCTGATTGGCCACTTGCAATGTCTATGACTAAAAAGCTCATAGACAATGGCATAAAAGTGGTGATGCAGACCAAAGACGCTTTTGGTGGGGAGCTGTGGGGAGAAATAGTAGAAGTTGGTCTGGCAACTCAACCTTTAACTAGAAAAAATGCCTTCTTTGAAATTGGTTACTTTGAGTTAGACGAAAAGACACAAGAGCCACTGCAACCAAAAATAGCTGAGAGCACGTCTGGTCCAAGAGAAGAATTTGAACAGGCAAAGTTGAGTAAACAGAAAGATGGTTCATTTATTTTACACCTGCCGTTTATCCCAGGTGATGGAGAATCAGTATGACCACCAGAGCTTTATACAGGGGATTTTCTACTGCTTTCCATAAGGAGAATCCAAGCAAGGGCTTCATGACAGCTAATGTTGAAACTGTGAAACGCGATCTTTTAAACCATATCTGGACGATACGGGGCGAGCGTGTTATGCAGCCAAATTTTGGTACAAGCATACCACTTCTTGCCTTTGAGCCGCTTGACACCAACACGATAGCAGTAATTGAAAGAGATCTGAGAGAAGTTTTCGCTTATGACCCTCGAGTAGAACTAAAGGAACTGGTGGTAATGGCGCTCCCAGACAACAACGCGGTTATTGCTATGGCTGATCTTTTCTACAAAGAACTCAACGTAACAGAAAAGCTTAAGCTAGATTTTCCAGTAGGTCAGTAAAATGCTTCTAAGAGAAATTGAATCAATAGAACTTCCGCTAGCTCTTAGTCTAGCAATGAAGGTGGTACGTAAGGGACAAGATTTGTATTTTGTTTTGCTTAAGACTACAGGACAAAGAGAAAATTATGGAAAAATAATGGATATTCAACGTATAGACAAAATAAAGATTGCTGACATCATCGTAGAACCAAACGAGAAGACGTTCAGTTATGGCTACGAACGGTTTATTCATGCTAAAATTAAAAAGGTATCTTTGTTAGGAAAGCATGATCATTTTGAGCTAATTGTTCCATCTGGAGTGCTGCACCACCAACTAGAACATGACAATTTGGGTTCTGAGTAAATACACTACACTGAAATTAAACTGGATTAATCCATGGCATTGAGAACAACTTACAGCGCGGAAACTTGGGAAAAGGTGTATCAGTCCTTTTCAGCGGTCAATTTTACAGCATTTGACTTTAACACAGTCAAACAGTCATTGATTGATTACACCAGAACCTACTTTCCCGAGCAGTTCAATGACTACATACAAAGTTCGGAGTTTATCGCGCTGCTTGAGCTGTTCGCGTACATCTGTGAACAGCTTGCGTACCGCATCGACATGGTTGGTCACGAGAACTTCATAACGACCGCGCAAAGAAAACAATCAATCTTAAAGCTCGCAAAGCTAATTTCATACAAGGCAACCAGAAATATCCCTGTTCGCGGGCTAGTAAAGTTTACGTCGATCACCACTACTGAACAGGTTTTTGATAGTCGTGGAACTAACCTTTCCGGAATTCCTGTAACTTGGAATGACCCAAACAATCCAAACTGGAAAGAGCAGTTCTTTTTGGTCATAAACAGAATTTTTAATTCTAGATTTGGTGAACCACAGAAGAGCTTCCAGATTGGTGACGTTGTTATGGACCTATACAGTCTAAAGAACGACGCTTCATCTTTTCCTTTGGGTGTTTTTCCGTATTCAGTTTCAACTGGCGCAGAAACATTCCCAATGGAAGTGGTACCTGTTGATCTTGACGAAAATGGTCCATTTGAGCGAGAGCCAGATCCAATTGCCGCTTTGTCAGTCATCTACGCAAATGACGGCATAGGAGATGGTTCTGACTACACTGGTTTTCTTGCCTTTACGAAACAAGGTGTTTTGACAAGAACAGAATATGTAATTCCGGATGTTCTGCCTAACCGTAAGCTTGAGTTTAACACCCCCGGAATCAATCACACTGACGTTTGGGTTCAGCGAGTTGATGACGCGAATATGATCATGGAGCGCTGGAAGCAAGTTGACAGCATATCTGAGCAGAACTTGGCGTTCAATGATATCAGAAGCACCAGGAAAAAGTTTGAAGTTGATACTCTAGAGGGGGACAGAATACAGGTACTGTTTGGTGACGGTGACTTCAGTGATATGCCCCAGGGCATATTTCGCTTCTGGATGAGACAGTCAGCAGGTAGAAGCTTAGTTATCCAGAAGAATAGGATTAGCAATCAGCCAATGAGCTTTACCTACACTGGTGAAACGGGCAACACCGAAACGTGCACACTAACATTTAGCTTGACCAGCACGCTGCAAAATGGTTCGGCAACTGAAAGTATTGAACACATCAGACGCTCGGCGCCAGCTACCTACTACGCACAAAATAGAATGGTAAATGGTCAGGACTACAACACGTACATGTTGAAAGACCCCACAATTCTTAGATTGAGCGCGGTTAACAGGACATTTGCAGGGCAACCAAAGTACGTAGACTGGAATGACGCATCTGGAAAGTACCAAAACGTTAAGCTTTTTGGTGATGATCTTTCCATGAAGTACCAGATCACGCTCAACTCGCAAACAACCTCAGTTTCTGGGAGAGCGCTTATTGACAACGTCATTGAGCCTCTTCTAAGCACACCCGGTGTCATAAACATGATGCTGCACATTTCAGCCGCAGACCCAGTAACCCGCGGTGTTATTAGTCCGCCTAGAAGAAAATTTATTGAGGATAACAGAGGCGGTAGGTTTTTTGATAAGAACAACCAGTACGTCAACTTAAATTCGTCTGTTGCTGCAGATGGATCTCTTAAGGAAAAAACGGCAATACAAGGACTGATTGATAGACACTACTACGGTGAGCCTCTTAATATTGTTGTTTTACCGGATGGTACTATCCTTGGACAAATACCGGATCCCGATCTAGTCCCAAAAGATGATAGCAAGATTTATCAAGAAAACTTACCAAGAACTATAGACGGGGTGAACAGGTTCAGACCTGGAGATGCTGGCTCTGGACTGCAGTCAATAGGTGAACAAGATTACTTTGCCCTAAGGTACAACAGATACATGAAAGGTATTGGTGCAGGAACACTGAGCCTTAACCCGACCTTCCAGCTGCCTGCCGAGTTATGCGCTGATGCGCCTGAAGTTTTGACCATAGAGGTACAATCAGATGGTCAAACGCTGTCCGTTCGCAGCGATATAAGAGGGTCTTTCCCGAATGGGCAGATAGGTCAAATGTATCAGTTCTCTGCAGGAAAACCAGTTGCAGCATTTGACCTTTTTACAGTAACTAATGGACCAATCCCACTTCAGCCAGGTGATGCATTCATCGTAGATGTTGTGCCTCAAATAGTGGGAGGAGTTATTCAGAACGCAATCATCACCGCGCGGGTGTTACCATCTGGTCTCTCTCAACCTATCAATCTTAATGGTTGGTGGCAGCTGCTCTTTGGTCCATCTGAGCTACCTGACTATGCTGGTGGAATAATTGAGAGCGAATATTTTGATCAAAAATTTACAACCGCAGAAGGACCAGCTGATCTTCGCCAGCACTCTTGGCTGATTTTTGTTAAGAAGATAAGAAATTCAAGTGGAAACATAATAGGCTATGAGGTTCATAACCGTGACCTCAAACTGATTGTGGAAAGCCCTACCACGAAGTTCTGGTACAATTCCGTAGATCAACTGGTTGACAGTGAGACTAAAAAGCGGGTTTTTGACAACATCAAGATACTTAGATCAAATCTTGATTTTACAGGCAATTCACTCAAAAGAAGTCAAATTTATGATGTAGTTGGAGCTGTAACAGATGCTGATGGGATTGTCAACTACAACCTTCTAGAAATTGTCCCAACAGATTTGCTCAATGAGGATGAGAGTGGAAACTTAATTCCAGACAGGTTACTACAGTTTGAGAACTTTGCGGGATCCGGGACATCCAACTCCTCATATGAATACTTTTCTGTAAATTCTCCAGAGATTGTAATCAGCCCTCTGCAAACGGAGTATTCAACTGCAGTCACTGCATTCGTTGGCGCACCGGCTGCATCAATGGCAGCATTTAGTTCAACTGCTCAGAAATGGTATGGTAGAAGGTTAAGAATGCCAAAGATTAACCCTGCTGAACCACAACAAAGCACAGATGCTGGTTTGGACTTTATGTGGTCGCACTTCTCTCCCTTCACCAACATAGTCGATCCCTCTGTAACGAATATCCACGATGTTTACCTAATGACGCGTGGTTACTATGACAGCGTGATAAGCTACGTGCGCGGCTTATCCTCTTCTCTCCCAACACCGCCAACACCTCTTGACCTTAGGTCATCATATGGCTATCTTTTAAACAACAAGATGCTTTCTGATACCGTGGTTCTACACCCAGGTAAAATTAAGCTGCTGTTTGGGACTCTTGCAGAGCCGCAGCTAAGAGCTAAATTCAAGGTTGTTAGACAGCAAGGCGCATCTCTCACGAATGAGAGAATAAAGGAAGAGATTTTAAACGTCATAAACACGTTCTTTGACATAGACAATTGGGATTTTGGCAGTACATTCTATGCAACAGAACTCATAACACTTATACACCAGAGACTTCCTTCGGATGTTGCATCTGTTGTGTTAGTTCCAGTTTACAGCTCTAATTCATTTGGTTCTTTGTTTACTGTAGAAAGTGGTCATGATGAGATTCTACAGTCAGCAGCACAGCTAAGCGACATAGAGGTAGTTGATGCTTTAACCCCAACAATTATCAGACAATCAAGGTAATCAAAAATGCGATTTAGACAATTCTTAACAGATGGGTTTTCAAGAGACTTTTCCGCAAAGCCGCCAAAATCAGCTGGTAAGGGGCCTCAGTGGACTGTAGCTGAGTTAGCAAGAAAGTTTGATTTGACTGTCCCACAGCTGGTGGGACTAAGGCAAAAGTATCCTGGATTTCCAGAACCATCTGCTAAACATACTGTTGCTGGAACCAAAACGTACTATGATCTAAAGGACGCTCTTAAGTGGTTTGCTTCAGTCAGGAAAAGTGTTTCGGGTGATATTGAAAATTTAAAGAAAGAAATTGAAAGTCACAGCGGACGTGATTAATCTAAAGTGACACCGGGTAGCTTTTGGTAATCCAGTAAATAGAGCATACAGCTTTGCTACTGAGATTTGACCACAATGGCACAAAAGATCGACTTCCATCTACCATTCAATGACCTAACGCAGTATGTTCCAAGCAACTTAAGAAATTCAGTTGTTACGGGGCTGCTAGACAACCTGTTTAACAGGTTTTTGACGCGAGATGAGAGTGCCCCATTATATGGGTACGCTGGTAACACCCCTTCAAATGCCGAAGATAAAACACCAAGAATACCGCAGTTAAGCGTTGAGAGAGACATTAATGCAATAACTCCGGTTCTTAACTTCAAAATTGGAACTGAAAGATTTTGTTTCACAGTAAACGATCTAATCAGCAAGGCTGAAAGGGTTGGAATTAATACTAGTTCCCAAAACTGGTTGTACTCACAGGGAAATAATTTTTGCCCGCCCATCACTTTTGACAAGTTCGTAAACTTTTTCAACTACTACTGGGTAGCAAAAGCAGTTTCATCCACTCCACAGATGGAATGGAATGCTGAAAAGCTTCCGGAGTACTTTGTAATTGAAAGACCAAGTTTAACTGATCGTATTAAGCTCAACTGCAGAACTGCCTCTAATCCAGGACAGCAGTTTGTGACTACTGGTTCTGGATTTCTGGACCAAATCTGGGCTATACAGTTTACCTCTCCGCTGACATTCACCATTACACCATCGACTGTACTTGTTGGCCCACAGGGTTTATACACTCAAGTTGCAGCAGAGCAATCAACGTATGTTCTTTCCGCACTTAGCACAGGGCTTTCAAATCCGGTTGATGTTTCCCAAACATTTTCATTTACTGTTCAAGGACCTGCTGGCACATTTACCTTACTGCAGTTCAAGATAACCAGAACGCCAACGTTCAATGAAAATAACCAACATGATGGGTACACTGAATTTTCTGCTGGCGACAAGATTGAACTCAATGCTAAGTATCTTTCATCCACGTGGTCATTCACTTTTACTGGAACTCCTGGACTAAAACCAATTATTGGCAGCGTTAGAACCCACAATGAGTACCAGACAATAGGTGGTGTACAGTTAACAGCCGGTGACAGAGTTCTTCTAAGAAGTCCTGGCGTTCTACCAAATGGTCAATCTTCAGTTAGTGGCATATTTGAGGTTAAGCCGGGAGTGTGGGTATCACCTGACGATTTTAACCAAGATACATGGTTAGCAGGTGCAGAAACTTTTATCACCGAGGGGATTAACTCTGGGAAACTTTTTAGATCGTCTGCAGTGTCTGCGCCTGCGCTATGGTCTTGGACACAAGTCGGAACTGAAAGCAACACAAATGACTGGCAAGAAGGTAATTTCTGGATAACCTCTGAGGAGGTTGAGAGACTAGGTCTTGATAAGTCATTGGTTCTGCAAGCAACTCGTCCCATCATTGAGTATTCATCTAACATTCAGCTTAACGCACGCGTCCAAGATGGTAGACCTGTAGACAGTGATACTGCCGGAACTTCAGCACCTGCGCCAAACTACAGACAGAAAAAAACTGTATTCAACCAGCTTCCACTGTTTGACCTTTTTAGGTATGATGGAACTCATTCCAATTTAGTTAGTTCTATCTTCTATTACGAAGAAGACTCAACTGCTCCTCTAGACACGGCACTGCAGCGTCGTGTTAAAAGAGCTGAAAACGGAAGCGCTGACTTTATTTTCAATCACGGGTGCGTCGATTTAAATGGTCATCTTTTGTTCTATCGAACTGGCAGATCTGACGAAGATCTTCATACTGTTTGGAAGGCTGGGTACACTGAAGCAACGGTAGTAGACATCACGAATAGGGTGAACTTAATTGAGCTACCAGGTTCAGTGACATTTTCCGGATCTGGAAATGGAACTATAGCTTCAATTGTTGGAAGAGGAATTGAGCCTCAAACTATCACAATTTCTTTCACGTCTGCTACGACATTTTCCATAGTTGGCAGCTTAGAAGGCTACATTGGCGATGGAATGGTAAATGTTCAGTTTGTTTCTGACAAACTAGTTCTAACAGTTGTCACTGGAACAATATCATTTTCGGCTGGTTCGCAGTTTGACATTTCGCTTGTGTATCCTGGCCAAATTACGGGTGTTTCTGCGACTGACACAACACAGCAGCAAATATGGACCTTGACTTTTAACCAGGCCGGGACGTTCATGGTCAGTGGGTCAAAGAACGTCTATCTCCCAGAACCGTTCAATACTGCAGCTGTTAACGCGCCATATGATAACGGGGAAATAGCTTTCACCATAACATCTACTCTGCCATTTTCAGTTGGAGATCAATTCATTATCCGAGTTGCAAATCTAGAAAGACCGAGATACGTTTTTAGAGATGATAGCAATTCAATAACTGACAAATTTGGTGGGCCAGCGCTTGACTCTACTGGAGAGGGGGCGTACCAAGCTTCGCGCACCTTTATCAACAACCCACATACTGAAAATAGAGCGGAACTGCCTGAAGGCATTGTCTACTCTCACTTCAGAAGCATAATTTCTAATCAGATTAAGGGACAATCTGATGACTACGCGTTTGGTGGACAGATAAAGCTATGGAGTGAACAGCATTCATTGCTTGCTTCACTTCTAATGCAAAGGGATCTAACACCTATTTCCATGATTGATCTAGCAAAGAGGCTTTATGAGGGTGCGCTCAATTCTGTTAGAGAAATCTATATTCAAAACATAGTCGAGTACTTCTCAACTCAAAAAGTTGCTTCAGTTGCTGGTAGTTCGGCAGATACTTCCCAGGATAAACAAGAAGTTTCTGCGCTGCTTGATTACATTCTAGATATCAGATCAGTTGACCAAGAAGTAAGACAGGTGCTTTTTGATACCTCATCTGGTGTTGTGGGTTTTCCAGCCACACTACCACAGCTTGGAATTTGTGAACTAGTAGAACCATTTAGAGCATTTGACAAGGTGTTGGGTAGAGATGTTCTTATTCACCATGATGGCCACGTTTCTATTCCATTTGCAGACACGCAAGAATTTAGACAGGTTATTCTTGGAAACTACGCGTCAAAAACTGTTCAGCGCTCTGATGGAACGTCAACGCCTGCCGTAGGCTCATTTACCGCCACTCCACCGGAAAATCCATATAAAGGGGAGCTATGGCTACTACCATCCGGTGAGATGCGCGCATTTGATGTTGATTTCGACACGGTCTCTACTCCGTCTGCCGAAGTTGTTGGCAGCAGGTGGTACAACAGGAACAGTAGACTGCTCTTTGTATCTAATGGCGTAACTTGGGACTTAGGTTCAGATCCATCTACGGCTTGGAAAACTGTCAACCTGGCAGAGACCCTAAATGAGATTTTTATGCAGGTCGAACAGAGACTGTACGACCATATAAACCCAAATCAGAGAAAATTTGATTTTTCGGTCATCCATCAAAATTCACAGTATCAAGATCAACTAAGAAGAGAACTGTTCACGTTTGCTGCAAGAGAAGGTCTCGACCCACTTGCAACTAACTACAATCCGCAAGATGCTTTTACGTGGAACTACTCGCAAGCTGTGCTAACATCATTCGCTGCAGTTTCAACACCATCAGTTCCTGCGCGCTGGTATAACGCGCTTATCGCGCATCAACAGACCGTTCCAGGCGTCATTCCAACGGAACGCCCTAATCTTGAACCATGGAAGCTATTAGGGTTTTCAAGTTATTCAAGTTGGTGGTCAGCGCTTTCTGCATCTCAGAGGACCGCATTCGAGAGCGGTGTTGCTGAAGATGATTTAGACAATTTTGTATATCAAGGAAGCGTGCGAGTGGTGGCAGCTTCAACAGTTACCAACTTATCAGGACTGAAGGTAATCGACGGCGTTCAGCTTTCTGCCGGTGATCGCGTTCTTTTGACTGCAGAAACATCAACCTTGAATAATGGTGTTTGGGTTGTTTCTCTTGGTGGTTGGGCACGTTCTTTAGACCCACTCCCAAACAGATGGTTTGAAGTAACTGATGGTGTTACCCGAAGAGGGACGCGTTGGGCTGTAACCTCAGCAGGAATCGCTAACCTTAACCCAGTTATAGTCAAGCAGGCCAGAATTTGGTCTGATGCGCTTTGGCAGCATGTTCAACTGCAACGACCATCTTTGAAGGTTAGCATCAATATCTACACCGATGATCTTCTTCCACCGTACGTATCATTAAGTTCAAGTGTCAGCCAATTTGCGTTAACCAACGCGCTGCCATCTGGAATAACACAGCCTTTCCAGTTTGGTGAAGGCTCACCAGTTGAGGAGATATGGGAACGATCTATTGAGTATGGCTATGCTCAAGCAAAAGCACTATTCCGGTTTGACCCTCTTGCATTCCTAGGTTTTTGCTGGGGATTTAACTGGGTTGAGGCTGACGGCATACTATATGATGGAGTTGATATTTCAATCCCAGGAAACAAGCGCTTCAAGCTGCACGGTGAATCAACTAACTCATCAAGAAGCTCAGCATCATTTAATTTCACCGCAATCTCATCTCCTATCAGCGCAAGCTACACCGTAACCTACGACGCGTATGACTCACAGCGTAGACAAAATTTCAGTGTTCGCAGATCAGATGGTTCTATTGCTGCTTTCATTCAGGAGGGAGTTACAACTTCACTTACGTTTGATGGGATAACACTCTCAAGCAACGTCCCTTTCATTGAGGATGCTGGTATCCCATTTAGAATTGGAGACATGTTTAACTTAACGGTCACCGCACCATCTACTTTGTCCACTTCATTTTCTCCAGCGGCGTTCCACAGCATTCTTGGATTTGGTCAGATTTTCACAAATGCCCTAAGGTCAGTGTCAATAGACACATCGTCAAGTTTTGCAATCTCGGCTTTTAGGGGTTGGGATGTCAACATGGGTCATAGAGCGGGTGGCTTGGTTGCAACTGATGATTTACGAGTTTACACGGAAACAGATACTCTAAGCAGGGCCTCATATGATCTGGTGTTCAAGAAGAACGATGGTGTAAAGGATCTTTGGTTGCAGGCCCTGAGAGTGGTTCTTATCCAAAAAGGAACAGCTGATATTTCTGGTGAATATCCTGCCAATACAGCTGAAGACTGGATTTTTAGAATTGAAGGCTACAACGCCAACTACCTAGACATTGATTACTATTCACTGCAAAGCATTGACAGTGGAACTCAATTTCCAACTTCACCAGCACTTGGTCAAACATTCTTTAGGCATGATTTAGGTAGCGCGTATGTTTGGAATGGAAGTTCTTGGTCGCTTTACGCCTACAACGCGCAAACTTTTTATGCTCTAGACGAAAGCGCAACTGCTCTGACTTGGTTTAAACCACTTACAAAGCTAACAGTTGAAACATCTAGATTACCTATTACCATCATTGGACTGCAAAATGTCATAAGCTTTATTTTTGGCTACGCTATGCTGATGGAAGAGCAAGGCTGGATGTTTGACAGTTCAACTGAGACAAGCCTTGATCTTTCAACTGGGCGCCACAGAACTTGGCAGCTTGAAGTTGAAACCCTAGTTGACAGAGTGTTCAGAGGCATGAGCCTAGGACAAGGTCACATAGTAAACCCATTCGTTGATCGTATTCAAGTTAGACAGGATACAGGGCTACTATCTCAGTTCAGCGAAGCTCCATTGTTTGATATCTACAGTCACGCCGCAGCATTTGACATTGCCGGAAAAAAGATAAAAACTGATGACTTAATAGTTGAAAGAACAAATCAACTATCAAGCGTTAGCTCAATAGTTCCTATTTTTTCAATGCACGCGCTTATTGACGAGTACGAGCATCTGTTTGTGTTCAACAACTTTGTCGATGAAGCCAATCAGACTGGTTCTTTATATGACGTATTTTCAGGCGGCAGAGTAGTAACTTACAAGTTTAATGGCAGAAGACAAAACACCGGCACCTTGCGTCCAGAATTTGGCGGTCATTACCTTGCAGGTAATGAAGTTAAACTTAATCTGCAGGCAAGCACCGACGCTTTGAGCAACATCTATGATGCAAACTTTGCATTTGAGAATACGCTGTTGTCTAAACACTCACTTGCGCTGCTTGGATTTAACAACAAAAAGTACTTTAATGATCTTGACATAAATGATAAGTCCCAGTTTAACTTTTGGCGCGGATTAGTTCAATCAAAGGGAACTAATCTTTCAATAGACGCGTACCTCAACAACAACAGATTTAAGGATGCACGGCTTGATGAGTACTGGGCATATAAGGTCGCCGAATATGGTGACGCTCGCCAGAAGACGTTCCCTGAGCTGAAGCTGCAGGTAAATGACACCCTACAGCAGTTTACTCTTTTGCAGTTTGACGCTCCTTCTTTCAGCTCAAGCGATGGCGAACTGCCAGGTCAACTCGTCAACTTTAGTCAAATAAGCAGGTTTGATGAGAGCAGATGGTTCTCTATTGAGGATCTAGATCAAGACACGTTCTTTAAGGCTGAACCTGTAGGTTCAATCAGCAAGCAGGTTTTAGTTGGAGAGATAGTTAATCTTCCATTCATTGCTGATGCCACTGACATTTCTGGTGTTGCGCATGAGAAGCTGAACGCGACCACGATAAAGGCGCTTGCTCAAGGAAATATCAGCGTTGTTGGATATGGGCCAGCCACGCCTAGGTACAACCCAGTAAAGCTGTTCAACTTTGTAGACGACGCGCTGGTTGAAGAAATTGCATTTTGGCACCCAGCTATAGGACAGCAAACACCAAGCGCCATAGAGGGAATAAACACGATAAGCAGCATCAACCCTGCTAGATACAACTACTCAACTCTTGTCGTAAACAATAACTCATATGATCCACTAAGGCCATGGGGTGATAGAGAAGTAGGTCGAATTTGGTTTGATACAACCAATTTATCATACATTCCTTACTACGATGCCAAGATTTTTCCAAGCAGAGCAGAAAGACTATCTAGATGGGGAGCTCTTGCTGATTTTGCGTCAATAGATGTGTATGAGTGGGTTAAATCGTCAGTTCCGCCAAGTGAGTATAATGCACGAGCATTAACAGATGCTGGCAACGCGGACATCAGTTCGTCTGAAAAGGCGTCAGGCGAAGTTGCCCTAGAGGAGCTTTACTACCGTGACAGGGAATGGTTTATCAGGCCAGTAGCTTGGTCATTCTCGCCAACACCACAGGATATTGACTGGGGAAATAAGCCTCCAATGAAATACAGTGGTGATGTTGTCGGTGAAGCAGGGCTGACGATAAGTGGAACAAAAATTATTCTTGAAAGTGGTAAGTTCTTTGATTATGATATTGCCGCTGGTGACAAAATTGGAACTTGGCAGTATGGCGACACACCATCACCATTATCTGAGGGAACTCTTAATGATACCTTTCAGCTTTTCCTTGATGGAACTACACAGCAAAGCGCTTCTAATTTTTCGCTGACAGTAGAGCCTATTGGTTATCCCGAAACGCGCATGTATGGGACGGTATTTGTTGAGGCACTTCCAGTTAGCGTTACCCAAATAAGAGATACAGATGGCGCGCAAACTAACCAATGGGATTTTAGCTACAGCATTTCTATCTCTAATGAAGCCGGCCAAACTGAAACGGTTGTAGCATACGTGGTAAGAGTGGCTGATACTAACACCGACAGTACTCCACCTACAGAGCCATCAATAAGCGTTGTGCCTGGACAGACATTCACCTATGATTTCCCACTTTCCGGTTTAAGATTCACCGCGGTGTACAACGGCAGCGCATCTTCAGTTCAAGCTGGTGTTATATCTTCTTCTTTGCAAACAGCATTTGATGGACAATTTGCATGCAAGGACGCCGTCACAGTTGAATGGTTAATACCAGCTGAAGATGGTCGATACACAAATGATGAGGAGGATCCGCTATTCGCCTTTAATCAAAGCATAGGATGGCGCGTTTGGGCAGTTCCAACACAGCAGCAGCTAAATGTTGACAGTAGACAGCCAAAGTCAAGTTGGAAAGCATTTATTGGGAGTTTAATGCCATTCTCTCCAACATATGATCAGCTACAGGAAGCTGTTGCTTATCAGCAGTCGCCGCTGACTCTGAACAATGGTGTTTCAATTGAGAGATACTCGCCAAAATGGAGTGAATGGAAAGTTCTAAGAAACGTAAGAAAAACTGAAACAGCTGTAGAGACAGCTCCTGTGACATTTAACGCGTCAGATTTTAGCATATCTAAGTTTGACGCAAATAAAACCGCTGTGTATGTGAATGGTATTTCACAGCTACGTTCCTCGTTTGAAATTTCAGGTTCTCAGCTAACCATAAACTCTGTACAAAGCGGATCTAGAGTTGATGTCATAGTGGAGAGGTATGAGCCAACCCAGGATGAACTTGAATTTAATCCAGAAGTTGAAGATGATTACTCTGTCCAGCGCCAATACAAGAAGGACTATGAGTATGTTCAGGTTCAGCAGCGTGACAGAGATGGCAATCTAGGAACTACCTACTACTACTTCTGGGTGAAGAATAAATCTACAACTTCTTCGGCTAAGAAGATGTCGATTCAGCTTATCGCCCAGCAGCTACGTGACGGGCCTGCGAACTACCTGACATTCCAGCACATTCTACCACCGGAGAATGGTTTACCGTGGAGATATGATTCAATAACAATCGCAGGCCTATCCTACGTGGTAACTAAAGACAACACGTTTAAGCTAAGGTTTACTAGAAACTTTGCGCTTCGCGATGATCCAAATGATCTAGATCTGAAGAACACCCACACGGAATGGAGGTTGATGAGACCAGGACAAAAGAACAGAATACCTGAACGTCTTTGGATGAAGCTGATAGACAGCGCTGCAGGTATAGATGGAGCCGGCAATGAACTACCATCTCTCAGAAGACAGCTGTACGATGAAAGAAATGGAACAACAACGCGTTTTGGGTTTGGTACTGAACAGATCCTAGCTCCATCTAATCTACTTAGGACGTCACTTGCCAGTGCCATAGTAAATACAAGATTGACTGTTGAGGTAAATGATGGAAACGTTCCAGATTTTATTCAGTTTATTGACAGTGAGATAAGCCTTCTAGAAATATCGCAGATGGTAGATCCAGTTCTTAAAGCAATGGTGGTTGACCTTAAGGTGAAGCAGATTGAAAGACTCTACTTTAGCACGCCTGAAGTTACGAGGCAGACAATGACTAAAATTTGGTCACAGGCCTCTATTTCACAGGTAAATGAGCTGTTCTTCGCTGCACTTGAAGATATTCTTGCTAGTAACTTTGAGTTAACGGACATCTTCAAAACGTCAAGACTGTCTCTATACTCCATTCAAGAAAAAAGTCTAAACGTGGTAGCATCAAACTATGAGTAACATTAGAAGCAAAAATTCAATCTATGTTGACAGCCTTGTGGGGTTTGCTCTTGATACAAAGCCATATCACAGTAAAGTTACTGAGGTTGCGGTTGAATATAGATTTGAAGACACTTTAAACGTCAATGTGGAGGACGTTGTAGCAAGCAAGATGCTATCAAAAGCAGGATGGTTGTATAACTATTTTTCTGGTGGCAACAGCTCCTTTAGGTCCCTGCCACTACAGCGAGTAGTCAATCCATTTGCGATTAGAACGCAGCTTAATTCAGATCAAGCTAACAATCCCGGCGCTTTTAAGGTTGGTAGAGATGAAAGCACAGACTTGCTTGGTGTACCATTTGTGTATTACAAGAAGGCGACACCTGGATACGCTGAGGTATGGAAACAGGGAACGCGTCGAGACAACCTTCTTAGAGGGCACGACTATTTTCATGTATATGGATCTGCAGAGATAGCAGTTTCGCTGCCACCTGCCAATGAAACAGACCAAAGTCGAAGATGGCAGCACACTAATGAAGGTGGCGTAATTTCAGCAGTCACTGCTGAAACTCAACGCCTAGCTGTTGATATTAACAACCCCAACAGCTGCGTGCGCAGAATACGAGAAATCCTACTGTTGATTAATGAACAGTTGCAAACTTCACCAAGTGCAGCTGCTCAGATAGAACTTAATGCCATTCGTGGAATTACTGGTGTTGACACTAGCGTTGCATCCATTTCCAGAACTGCAAACACGGTAACTGTTACTTGGGATGCAGATCCATACGCTTTACAGCAGGCGTACACTGTCGGTAAGCAAGTTATTGTTAGTGCTGATGAAACGTCATTTGATGGAACATTTACAATTCAAACCGCGTCGATCGCTGACGGTAAGTTTAGAATTACGTATTCGCACGCTGGTGCCAGCGGTTCAGCGGTTGCTCCCGCTATTAGGCTTTCGCAGCCAACCTTGCCAAGAAGCTACGAGGCGCTTCTTAATTCTCTTGTTGCCACAGGTACCCCAGTCATTTCTGGATACACGGGGTGGATAGGTGAAGATGGTTTTGCCGCAAATGGAACCACGACACAGTCATCTGCTAAATACGTTGACGATGCTCTAAGTAGACTAACTCCACCTGCGTTCTTTAGTGTTTTTAGTGATGGCCGGTTAAGAGAAGGCAGTATCCTATCGTATCCAGAAAAAGTTACTGGTAATGGGTTTGAAGTAACGAGCATTGTTGCCCAATCCCAAACACCTGAAGAGTGGTCGCTCCAAACTGTTAACATTTCGCCACTACAGCTTTTAGTTTCCGGTAGTGTAAGTGGAATCATTGGACTTGCTTCAGTGGGCACGCAGTTTACGTCAAGTAATATTTCATTTTTTGTTGGTGAGAGTGAGGGTACTCCAATAGAAGGTGACAAAGTTTTATTCTGTCCAGAGAATAAATTTTTTGTCTCTTCAACATCACCAACACAGGTGTGGAACCTAATAAAAACTGACCCACTTGCCTACTCAAGACCAACTTTCTCATCATCTCGTTTTGGTTCTATTGAAGACCTGGGTGCAAATAAGTCAACTGTTTCCATACTTGATCAGACTATTCCAACTGGAACTATTGTTCTGACGGCGATCAATTCAAACACGTTTTCACTTACGAGTACCGCAGAACCCACATACACCGCTACAGTAACTGTTGGGACTACCTTCAATGATGGACGTCTAGGATTTAAGATTGTTGCAGGAAGTGCCCAGCAATTTGTTTCAGGTGACACGTTTTACATCAGCATCGTAAATCAGCCTGCATTAGCTGTAGAGTTAGATCTTTACTATGGGTATGATCTCGATAGCTATGACAATATGACGCTTCTGTATAACAACACTGACCCCACAGCGTCAACTTATAACAAGCCGGTTGAATTTAGATATGATAGTAGATTTATAGACTATGATTTTTCTAGTCTAAACCTTAACATAGCACAAAGTGCCCGCCAGGGACGAAAATTCAAGCTGACTGCAATCCCTGATGGTCAACCAGTTGCTATACTGCAAAAAGATGGAAGTGGACCAAGTAATGCTATTGATCTAGCTGCAAGTGATGGTGGTTCTTCTGCACCAGTTATCTCAATGCCAGGTGATGCAAACTCTGCAGCTGATCTGCTGATCTACTACGCGAGCAGCTTTAGACTAGAATTTTCAGATGATGATTTTAATACCAAGACATTTGTCGCAAACGTTCCAGTTGATGGCACCTTTACCAATGACGAGCTTGGTATCTCGTTTGTGTTAGCATCTGGGTCAAAACCATTTATAGCGGTAACAAGTGATAGCGGTCTAGGTAATCCAAGAGCAGAGGGCGGCGATATTTTTCTGTTCAAAGTGACAAATGAACCGCCTTCAGTTGAATCACTCCCTTTAGTCTTTTCATCCCCCAACGCACCATATCTTCTGATGCATGGGAGTGGTTTTTGGAAATGCCCGGATGCTAACTGGACGGTAAGATTTACATCTTCAACTGCATATGAAGTCACAGCAATCTACTCTACCGGAGAGCAGATAGGGCAGATAGTTCCAGGTTATCCAAAGACAGGAAATATTGGCGTAACCGGTTCACAGTCCTTCCAAAATGCCACGTACAAGGACGAATTAGTCTACTTTACCATTAAATCCGGTTCAAGGGCATTTGCCGCAAATGACACATTTACATTTTCGACTTTTAGCCGCAAACCCTCGATACTAGTTCATGGATCGGTAAGTGGATGGAAAGATGAAGCTGTAATTGGCGAGTGGTACTGGAATGGTGAGATTGCATTTAAGGTCAACTTGCCATCGGCTTCAACGTTTCTGAATATCAACGAACAAGTAACCGAAGCCACCATTCCCGGCATCTCTGACATAAGCATAAGACCAGATTGCAGCTCTACTGTATACAAGTTCACCAAGATTTCAACAGGCTCTTTTGTTTGTAGCAGATCAGATACCGGTATAGTTGGATCAGCTTTAAGTAGTGGAACATTCTCAGATGAATTTATTTCGCTAACGCTTAATGACCCTACTATTGAGGTAGGTGAGTCATTCATCGTACAAGTAAAGGCAGATGAGCTGGTATTTTGGAATGGAATAAATTCAACTCTTATAAGACCAAGCATAGACAGTCTTGTTCCAGCTGACGGAGATTTCATTTCTATTCAGAAGGCCGAAGAGAGCTCTGTCGGGATATCCATCAACTACAGACAGGTAGCTAACCCACCTTCTCTTGACGCGCTGTACCCAGTTGGGGTTGATAGCGATTTCATAGATACCTACACTGGGCCATTAAATCCATCTATCGGTAAGTTTTCGCCAGAAGCCACCATCTTTGACGGATGGCTCCCATTAAGAGTTGAGGGAAGAGATGCTATAAACTCAATTGCATTTTTTCCAGATGATGCTACTAGCTATGGAATTTACTCTGCGGTAACAAATGAACCAATCGCTACAATCTACTCAAGCGCAACCATTAATGAGCCTATTCAGCTTGAGTGGGATGAAACATTTTTCAACAGCTTTTTACCACTTAACTCTGAAGCAAACATCATCACGTATGGGACACAGTTAGATGAAAAGGTAAAAGTCAGCATCTCTGAAAAGATTAATTTTCTTGTTTCAGGTGGTGTGCTTTTCGAGGATGCGCTGTTTTCAGATAAGCTACAGATTGCACTGAGTGAACAAACAAATCTTAACATCACTACAAGTTTAAGCGATGAATTCAGCACAAATGTTGAAGATGGCCCATTTTCAAGGTTTATGGCTGGTTACGCCAACCTACCATATGATCTAGAAATTGGAACTATTGGACCTGGCTGCTTTGACGAAAACTTTGATACTGGGATATCCCAGTACACTTTGTTCTCTGGCAACGTTGGTCTGTTCTCGGTTGCAGAAACAACTTATGGTCAAACTCTAACTGTGGAGTCGCAGACATCTGCAACCCCCGCACAGATACGTAAAAATCTACCAACAGGGATTCAAGTAGATGAGTTTAAGTTCAAGGTAAGATTAAACAATCTAAATCAGGATGATGCTGCCTCCATATTCTTGACAGATGCTATTGGCAACGGACTTGCTGGAATTTTCCCAGCGCGCGAAGCCGCGTTTGATTTTGCTAGAAGGCCGCTTATTTTTTGGAGAAATAGCCCAACATCTGCATTCACTTCTACCTATCTTCCAAGTGCACTAGCGCTTGGTGTTTGGTATGAAGGAAAGTTCTTTAATGACAGCGGCACCAGAAAATTCTCTTTGACTAATCTGACAAATGGCAACGTTCAGACAATTAGCTTTGGTTCTTCCGCAGCCCCAGTGGCCAATATGCTTATCTTTACAGCAGATTCAGGAAGCGCAACCTGTAGCACATCATATGCTGACATTACTGTATGTCCGCCAGTCACCATAAGCGGGCAGTATGATACTGGTATCCCACTGGTTGATAACTTCTTGCGCGCTAAGTTTTTATCAGAGCTTTCAGCTCTTACCATTGAACAGGGTGAAGAACTAGCAGTCCTTCAGGCACTTATAAATCCACTTCTCCAACCTGGAGGACTTTCTTCTACCTCACTTCCAGACTTTTTGACAAATCTAGACACCGACCTGTTCATTGATGGATCAACAGATCCAGAGCTTGGAATCCCAGAGCTTGGAATGGCTGTTGATGTTAATCAAAATTCTGGTGAAGTCGCGTCAACGGTATTTGAAGATAGCGTCAGTTTCTCATTTACTATTCCAGAAGGCGCAGCTGCAGATATGTCAGACACGTCATTTGGTTCAGCTCCATTTGACACTGTCCAATTTGACGCAACTGTTGAGTCAGAAGCCACATTCTTCTCGGCCTCGCCACCGCCTGTACCAAGTTCAGTTCCTGCTGGCGCTAATTATCAAACTTTGCAAACTCCTTTCTTTGCGGCTTCGCCGGCGCGTGTTTTTACTATCAATTTCCTTCAGCCTGTTAACTTCATACCGACTGTGCAAATCGCCACGGAAAATCAACCTGAACTAAGAATTGTGCCTGTAGTAGAAAGATTATCTGCTAGAAGCTTCACTTTTAGTATTGCGGCTAGTGATAGAGCGAAGGTTGTAGTTACCTAGTGGTCGCATAAATATCTGAAAGTCACCAGAGGAACAAAATGGCAGAAGCACTAAACACGATCGTAACTGGACATGTCCTCATCAAAGATACGTCTACTGGCGAAGTACTGCTTGATAAGTACAACGCTATTCACCCGAAAAACATGGCAACCGCTATTGCTAGAGGACTTTCAAATAGTCAAAACTATCAAATTTTCAAGCTAAAGCTTGGAAATCAGGGTACTTACATTGATGCATCCAAGCAGATAGTGTTCAGGTCGCCCGTTGTCACGGGCGACACCGCTGATCTTTACAACCCAACTTACGTTGAGGTTGTTGATGAGCTTGATACCTCAGTTGGCGCAGGAAATTCTGTTGTGTTTACGAATATTCCTTCAAGCACCAGCACGAGAGTTATTGTGACAGCCGTCATATCCTCAAACGAAGCAGTTAACAACCCAACGGATGGTGGAGACGGAGATAGTTCATTAGATCCCGAAGGTAGCTACTTCTTTGATGAGCTTGGATTGTTCACAAAGCAAACTGACACCAATCTTCTAAATGGAACCGGTGAACTTATGCTTTCGCATTTGATCTTTAGTCCAATTGAACACACCGGAAATCGCGAGCTTACTATTGTCTATACGCTGACCATTTCAGTTTCTTAACTTAACCTGACATAAAGTTAGAGAGGTCACGCTGTGAAGATTACGTTCAGACAAGGGGTTGCTCGCTACCAGACAGACGTTGGCGCCAATCCCACTTTTCTGCAAAGATCAGCAAATTCAAACACTATAGACCTTATAGTTTCACCAGATCCAACGGTTATCGTATTTGCGCACAGAGATGCTAACTACGTATTTGAGGAGGTAAAAACTGTAAGAAATGCTTGGGGCCCATTTAGTGGAAACGAAACACGCTACCTTTATTGGGACGTTGATCTACTTACGGCCCAGTTAACTCGAGGCGCAACTCTTTACCCTCCTATCATCTCAGCTCTAGCACCAGTAAATCCAATCTTTGACCAACATTGGTTCGATGTTCAAGAGATGGTGATGAAGGTATGGAACGGTGCTAAGTGGATTGAAAAAATACGGGTATTTGCAGCAACACTAAGCTCAAACTCAATCATAAAGGCCCCGCCAGGACTCCCATCTAGCTCAAACTCTTGGATAGGTACGCAGGTTGGTGTCGTCGGTGAATTTGAAACTGGCAACATAGTACTTGACAGCTTTTTTAAGCCATTAAGACAATCAGATGGCTCATTCGTTACGTCAACTACCAATATGTCGGTTGTTAGTATTGGTACAAGACGAGTAAGATTTGAAAACGATATAACCAGTCTGTTAGCTGAAGAACAGATACCGAGATACAGCTTGGTACAGATAAAACCAGGCAGAAGAGCACTGCTTGCTCGTAGTACTGACAAGTGGTCAAGAGTTTCAGGAATAGCGCTTGAAGACATGTATCAGGGAGAAACTTCTATAGTTGTAACTGGTGGTCTTGTCAGAAATGAGCTTTGGGATTGGCCAGCATCTTCAATAGGTAGGCCAATATTCTGTGGACCTACTGGACAAGTCACTTTAATCCCTGCAATTTTTGGGGTGCACCAGCAGGTTGGATATATCTACGACACGGATGCTATCTACATCGAGGTGCAACCGGCAATAATGCTAGATAACCCGTATGATGTCGAAACACCTGAACCACCAGTAGTTAATCCTACTTTACCAACAGCTAACTTCAGCGTTATTGTTTCAGAAAGACGTGGAACTGCACCGCATACGGTTAATTTTGTCAATACCTCAGAAAATGCAACATCATATGAATGGGACTTTCACAATGGTGGAGGAATTGATAGTACAGCGCTTTCTCCTACGTACACCTATATCACGCCAGGAACGTACAGCGTAAGTCTAAAGGCCTACAACGCATTTGGAACTGATACTGAAATAAAAACGGGATTCATCATCGTCGATCCGTCAGGCCCAGCGCCAACGTTCACTAATCTTGATATTTCATTAACTGGTCCTTTGCAAGTTCAAAAAAATGAGCTGTTTACTGTTTCAGTAAGCATCTCAAATGCGGGCCTATTAACTGCAACTAACATTGAAAGAACTATCCAACTTCCTGATGTTACACATTCTGATGGTGTAAGGCATCAGGTAGTTCCATCTGGCCTGCCTCCGGGTGCAACGGTTACGCGTCAATCTAACGTTACTGTGGTTCAGCTTCCACCTATTTTATCTCTGATAAGTGGTGGAGTTGTAAATATTTCTTTCTCCGTACAGGCACCACCAGTACAATCACAGATAAATATCGTTGCGAGCGTCAACAGCCCTGAAAATGATTCTGAGACTGGCGATAACACTACCAACCTTTACGTTGAGGTTAGGTCATGACAAAAGTTTTTAAGCCAATCTATAGAGATGAGCAGTACGGTGAGCTGGCGCAGCTAGCAGACAATGCTATCGTTAACATCGGCGGAACTTCAAGTCCGTTCTTCACTGTTGGTGGTAGACCTCTCCTTTTTGCTGATGGTTCAACCACTGCACCTGACACCGGAAGTGGTTTTACCTTTCAAGTTGCGTACGGAAATTCACTTGTTCCTGCACAGATAAACACGACAGCTGGCAAGAACATAATTTTCAATTCTGTTAATGGCATCAAATTTACATTTGATGCCAACAACGGAAATGTAACAATTGGTGGAAGTCTTAATCTAACAGGGCTAATAAACGGCGTTGCTGTTAGTAACCTCATTGACCACATCAACGCATCTACGATTATCCCAAAGCACACCGCTGAACAGATAAACGTAAATGATAGTGCGTTAAATCAAATATCTGGACAGAATGTTCAGCGTATCATAGAAGATATTGACTCCAAGATAAATGAGCTTGTTGTCAATAATGTTGTTGGATTTGAATTTAAACAAGTAACGCCATCAGTTACTTGGAACATCTCGCACAATAAAAATAGTAAAAAGATACATGTAACAATATGGGATAGCACAGATGAAGTTGTGCTGCCAAACAGCATAAAGATAATAGACGCTAATAACATTAGAGTAACATTTTCATCACCGCAATCAGGAAAAGCGGACTTGATGATTTATATCACTAACGAATTTGACCCTGATGCTCCTAACTTGGTTGACGCACCAGAAAGGCAAAATGAAAATATCAACGTGGTCGCGAATATTCCGTCAGTTGAATTTACTGGTAACTTGGTTTCTGACTCCTCTATTACAGAAACAGTAAATATTTCAGCAGATATAAATGAAGTAACTTTAATTGACGGCAGTCCAGCAGAATAGGATAATTAAGCGAGGAATATGATGAACGCGGAAATAAAATTGAATATGCAGGGTTTTTACAGAATAGTATGTAAGAATCCTTATGATGAGAAAAGAGTTCTGGCAGAATGGTTTCAAAATGAAATTGTTAATACTGGGCTTGATCTTTTTGGCAATGATTTACTCGACAGCGTTAGCGCGTGTTTCGTGGGAACAGGAAATTCTCAACCACAAGACTCTAACACGCAGCTTGATGTTCAGGTTGGCAGTACAAATGACGTGATTTCATCTGTTTCAGGCCCTGGTACTGGTTCGCCTGCTTACAGCTTCTGCAGAAAAACATTTAGATTTGCTGAAGGTTCTGTTTCTGGAATTATAACGGAAATTGGTGTCGGAGCTGTTTCAGGTTTCAATCAGCAAATTCTATTCAGCCGAGCGCTCATAAGGGATCAGAGTGGTTTTCCAGCAGCTGTACAGGTAGAGTTAACTGATGTCCTTGAAGTTGAGTATGAACTCAGAATGTATCCAGTTACATTTGACTCGACCGGTAACTTTTCGCTCAATGGTATAAACTACATGTACACCATTAGACCTGCTCTTGCTAATGTTCCAGTTCCCGGCTGGGCGTCTTCATCAAATCCAAGCACGATTTTGACAAATCCTGTTGGCGTACAGTGCGTTGCAACAAACCTAATGCAATTAGCCCCCTACACCGACTATCCAATCTATCCGGATGGAAATGAATCAGACACCATTACTAGTTTCTCTGATTTTGCTTTTGTATGGAAACCGTATATTGCGGGTTTATATTACAGAGATTTAGAAATTAACTTTGATTTCCAAAACGCAAATTTTGAAAATGGAATTCAAGGTTTGTTCGTTGTTACAAATGGTGGCTATTACCAAGTGGTATTTGCACCAAGCATTCCAAAAACTAATACCAAGCAGCTAAAGGTAACTCTTAGAATTTTTTGGGGTGGATTGGGTGGAACATAATTGCGACGTGATTTTTCAACTTTAATGAAAAACGCATAAATAAAAGATCTATAAAACTCATGGATAAGTAGATGAAGCGCTATATTGAGACGAGCGATATTGTTCTTGCGGCTACATTAAAAGTTTTCAATCAGCAACTTGACAAGATACAGAAGCATGGAAACAGAGGTGTTTTCTGCTTTGCAGATGTAGATGAAACAATCTTGACTGACTTTGACCTTGGTAAAAGTTTAGTTGAGCCTGTTTCTTTTAATAACGCTATAAAAGCTCTTACGACTGCAGTAAGACGAATGAATTGATTTTTTAACCTTAGTCTAAGGAGACAGATACATGAAGATTAATGGCTCATTAGTATTTGACGCATCATCAGCATCAGAAATTCAGAACCTGCGCGTTCAGAAGTACACTGGTGCAACAGTACCAGCTCACACTGCTGCTGATGTTGGCCGTCTGATCTACGTCACCACCGCTGGTGGTGAACTCAACTACAAGGCAAACACCGTCTACATGGGTGGTGCAAGCGCTTGGATTCCAGTTGCAACTGGTGGCGACGCTGAGGCTCTGCAAACTGAAGTCAACGCAATTGAAACTTCTCTCGGTGCCGGCATTGGTTCGGATGGTACGTTTGCTGCTGGTGGTTTTGATGCCAAGTTTGCCGAGGCACTCGGTGGCGCTCCAACCAGCTTTACTGACGCTATCAACAAGCTGGCAACATACGCCGATGCAAACAACCAGCTTTCAGAGCTTGATGATGTCACAATCACCAGCGTTCAAAATGGTCAGTACCTCAAGTACGACTCAGCAACTAGCAAGTGGGTCAATGACACGCTGCAAGTTGCTGACGTAACCGATCTCACAGCTTCTGCTGCCGAGCTCAATGTTCTTGACGGTATCACCTCTTCTACCGCTGAACTGAACATTCTTGACGGCGTAACTGCTGACAAGGACGACATCAACCTGATTGATGGTTTTGCTGCTGCTCTTACCGCTGCTGGTAAGTCAGTTAGCGCCACTGAGTACGGATACCTTGACGGTGTCACCTCAGCTATCCAGACACAGCTTGACAACAAGCAACCCCTGGACGCAACTCTGACTGCACTTGCGGCATTCAACACCAACGGTATCGTTGTTCAAACTGCTGCTGACACATTTGCTGGTCGTTCGCTGACAGCTCCTGCTGCTGGTATCACCATCACAAATGCTGACGGCGTTGCTGGCAACCCAACATTTGCTCTTGCAAATGACCTCGCTGCTCTTGAAGGCCTGGCAACTACCGGTTTCATCGTTCGTACTGGTGACGGTACAGCTGTTACCCGCTCGGTTGCTGGCACTGCAAGCAACATCGTTGTTACCAATGGTAGCGGCGTTTCGGGTGATGCAACTATCGATCTGGCAGCTGTTACTCAAGCCGCGACTGGTAACTTTGTCAAGGTTACTCTTGACGGCTTTGGTCGTGTGACCGGTAACACGGCAGTTACAACTGCTGACATCACGACTCTGGTTGACGCTACCTACGTCAACGTTTCTGGCGACACGATGACTGGTGACCTGGTAATGGGTGCCAACTATGTCACAATGTCGAACGCACCAACGCAAGCAACGCAAGCCGCTAACAAGGCATACGTTGACTCTGTTGCTGCTGGCCTGTCATGGAAGCAAGCTGTACGTGCAGCCACCACCGCAAACGTTGCTCTAGCTCCAGCCCCAGCAACTATTGATGGTGTAACTCTCGTAACTGGTGATCGCGTTCTTGTTAAGAACCAAACTGCTGCTGCAGAAAATGGCATCTACGTGTTTGATGGTACGGACCTGGTCCGTGCAGCTGACATGAATGCTGCTGCTGAGTTTGCAGGTGCTGCAGCATTTGTTACCGAAGGTACTGCTAATGCAGATACTGGCTGGACACAAACTGCCGAAGTTACAACTCTTGGCACATCGTCTGTAACATGGACGCAGTTCTCTGGTGCAAATGCCTATACATGGGGCGATGGTCTTGTCATCAATGGCAATACCGTTAGCGTCAATATGGGTGCTGGTATCAAGATTCTGCCTGCTGACGAAGTCGGTATCGACGTCGCATCTGGTAAGGCAGTTCAGCTGACCTCTGAATTGACTGGTGGACAGCTTACCTTCGTTCTGGACACTGGTTCAGGTATGGAGCAGTCATCTGCTGGTCTGAAGATCAGCACTGGTGGTGTTACCAACTCAATGTTGGCCAACAGCACGATGACCATTGCTGGTACATCAGGCTCGGACGCAGTTGCTCTTGGTGAAACCCTCACCTTCTCGTCAACTGTAACTGGTCTGGTTTCGTCAACTGTTGCTACCAACGGCGTCGCTCTCGATGTTCGCCTCGCTTCGACGAGCGTAACTGGTGTCGCAAGCTTCGCAACTGGCGACTTTGCGGTTTCTGTTGGTGGTGAAGTAACCATCAAGACTGGCGGTGTTGACAACGCTCAACTTGCCAACAGCACCATCACCGTTGCTGGTACAACTGGTTCGGATGCAGTCGCTCTTGGTGAAACCCTCACCTTCTCGTCGACTGTTTCTGGTCTGGTTTCCTCGACTGTTGCTACAAACGGCATCGCTCTTGATGTTCGTAAGGCAACAGCTTCAGAAACTGGTGTCGCAAGCTTCAGCAGCGACTTCTTCAGCGTCTCAGACGGTGCAGTCAGCCTCGCAGCATCGCTTGACGATCTGACCAACGTGTCGAGCGCCGACGCAGCTGTAACTGGTACACTGCTCACCAAGACAGCAACTGATTGGCAGCCTGTCAGCCGTGCTGACGTCGTTGCTTCGGTAACGCTGGATGACATCGGCGACGTTGCTCTGAGCTCGCCTGCAGATGGTGAAGTTCTGGTCCGCAATGGTTCAAACCAGTGGGTCAACCAGAAGGTCTATCACCTGCACACCCAGACTGGTACTGCAACGACTTGGACTGTTACCCACAATCTGGGCGTTAAGTACTGCAACGTAACTGTTGTTGATGCTTCAGATGAAGTCATCATCCCACAGTCAATCACGTTCGACAGCACAACGCAGCTAACCGTTACATTCAACACCGCCATCGCTGGTAAGGTTGTTGTAATGGGTATCGCCTAATAGGTAATCTGTCTCAAATTTAAGGGCGGCTTCGGCCGCCCTTTTTCATGGTCTCCATAAATAGACAGGTTGAATTGACATTGGGGGATGATAATGAAATTTTTTGGCCACGCAGATCTTCAAAAGAACCAATTGCAAAATGCAGCTCTTCAGACTCTGTCCAGTTTTCCATCGAGCCCTGTTGTAGGACAAATTGCGTTTGTCAACAGCATTGTCTATATTTGCGCCAGCGTTGAAAATAGCCTACCAATTTGGATTCCACTTACACGCGAAATTACTGCGTATACGCACCTTCAAAATTCAGCATCAACATCTTGGAGCATTACGCACGGGCTTAATACCACAAGTGTTCAAGTTCAGGTATTTGACGGTGCTAACAAGATGGTTATCCCAGATGACATTGAGATTACATCTGTAAATTCTGTGACAATCGCATTTAATACTCAGATGACCGGCCGGGCTATTGTTCTAAGCGGGCATTTTGATGGTAATGTTAAGCCAACTTATTCGTTCACTCACTATCAGTCTGAAAGCTCTACTACCTGGACAGTTGTTCACGGCTTAGGGTACAACCCAATCGTAAGAGTGTTTATCGGTAACCAGGAAGTTCAACCTGCATCGATTACTCATGACACCGCAAACCAAACAACTATTACATTTTCAACCAGCCAAGCTGGATATGCTAAGTTTATCTAAGGAGATTGGTAAATGTCTGACTTTTCTCCAAAGGCTGTAACCACATATCGCCATGTTCAGCAAGTACCAGCTGAAACGTGGACAATCGAGCATTGGCAGGGCATTTATCCCGCGGTGGATATTATCTCAGAGGTTAATGGGCAGCAGGTTAAACTTATGCCGCAAACAATAACCTATGTAGATGCAAATACTGTGACTGTTAACTTTTCAACTGCACGGAGCGGTATTGCCGTAATATCATGAGCGCTGGTTCAAAAATTCTAAGATTCACACAGTCAGTCGCATCAAGCGAATGGACAGTTGCCCACAACTTTGGAACGAAGCCTGCGTGCGATGTTGCTGTATTTCACAATAACGCAATGCAGAAAATCTTTCCAAGTAATGTTGTTCATCAAAATGACAACACTGTGGTTATTACATTTAGCTCACCAAGAACTGGAACTGTAACACTTATCGCGTAAAATGTTTACTAGCTTCTTAAGTCAAAAAATCATAGTTGCTGTAGTTCTTATCCTAACTTTGCTCGCTGGTGGATTTGCCACTCAGTCGCATATTAGAGGTCTAAAGCTGCAGATTGAAAAGCTTAAGTCAGAAAATACAGCGCTTTCATTAAAAATTGAGCTACAAAATAAAGCTGTACAAGCACTGAAAGATGCAGCAGAAAAAAAGCAAAAGGAGGCTAGGATTCAGATAGAAAAAGCAAAAAAAGAAACAGAAAACGCTAAAAAGCAAGCTGAAACCATTTATAACTCTGTTCCTTCTACTCCGGATGATATGTGTAAAAGTGCCCTCGATCTTATTAATGGAGTACAAAAATGAAGGTGGTAATAGTAATGATCGCGGCAGTTCTAAGTGGATGTGCGCTAACAAAAGTTCCTGAACCTGTTTATGTTCCTCTTCCGGTTCCTTGCAAGATAGAAGAACCAACCCAGCCAGAGTTTAGATATTCTCCACCGTATAATCACATCTATGAAGCGGTTACTGATCTCATTGGTGACAGGGTCCTTGCAGAAGCGTATCAAAAAGAGCTTAAAGCTGCGTTAAACGCATGTAGATAAAGCAATGAGCTGCTGCCCCCCTGCCCCACAGCTAGTTGAATCAGCAGGCGCTGACAATGTAAGTGGCAGAACTGATGAAACTGCCATTCTACCCGGTGAGCGTGTTGAGTGCTACATGTCAAGAGCAGAAAATCCTTCAGGCAAAAAGGATGATCTTACAGATTACGAACCAAATAGAATACTTAACACGTCAATACCAGTCAAGACAGATGGTTCAATAGACGTTAAATTTGAATTAACGTCGACGTCTACTGTTCCCGCCTCCAACGTTGCGTGGGAATATTCAGGTAATCCAAACTGGCTAACATCATCTACAACAACAGGAAATAATGATACACTGAAAAGTGGTAGCATACCTGATAGTGACAAAGGCAAAAAGTTTGAGGTTCAAGTAACCGCAAAAAATGGGACGGAAGTGCTTGATACCAGAAGGTTTGCATTCGCTGTTGAAACTCCATCACCATCAAACTCAATACAGTTCATAAACCCGCTGCCCGGAGGTAGAGTTACTTCTCTTTTTGGTCCAAGAGTTCACCCAGTCAAAGGAACCAATGCACCTCACAAAGGCATTGATATTTCAACACCAGGTGCTGCTACATCGGACGTTGTGGCGGCCGCTGATGGTGCGGTTGTTTTTACAGGAAATCAACCGGGCGGGGCTGGAAACTATATGAAGATAAATCATAGAAATTCAGCCGGACAGCTGCTTTGCCAGACTGTGTATATGCATCTAGATAGATTTTACGTTAGTGAAGGACAAAAAGTTGCGGCTGGGCAAAAGATTGGAAAAGAGGGAAATACTGGGATTGGTACTGCGGCGCATCTGCATTTTGAATGCAGGATAATAAATGGATCAACTCAAACCTGGGTTGACCCATTGCCGCTTATCAGAGGCGAAATGCCCGCAGCATTCGCAACAACACCCGACAATCAGGCTGCTCCAGGCAGCGAAAGAACAGTTCAGGGAGATGCCACATTAACGCCGGCAGATGTTAATGCAAAAACAGAGTGCCCACCTCCTAGTGCTGATTACCCTAATACACCAGATCCATTAACGCCTGCTATCCCACCATCTTGGGAGCCACCATCGGGCACTATTTTTCAAAAAGCATGGTACTTCGTAATGAAGCACGAAGTTGGACCTCACTGGTCCAGTTCACCGGAATTTTCACCTGGCGACAGCGAGCTTGACGCTGGACTTTTTGGAACTAAATTACAGAAGAAAAAAGTAGGTTACATAAATCACCCTGTAGATCCGGGCGGCGAAACTAAGTTTGGAGTTGCGCAAAAAACAAATGCCGGAAAGATAACAGTAAGAGACCTAACTTATCCTCAGGCTGAACAGGTTGGATTTAACAACTACTGGAAGAGAATTCCTGGTATTTCATCACTTGAAGCAGACAAACCAAGAACTGCAATCTTGTTAATGGACATGATATATCAGCACGGTGAAGGTAACGTATCAAAACTTCTACAGCGGGCAAATATTTTTGGTCTAGGGGATGCCCAATCGTGCGAAGCGCTTAAACAGCAAAGAGATACATTTTTCAAAGATATAGTAGCAAGCAACGAATCAAAACGCGTATTTTTAAATGGGTGGTTAAGAAGGTCAAACGAAGCCTTACAGTACGCATTGAGCGTTAGCCTCTCACAGACGTCATAAATACCTGGCATCTTACGGAACTTAATGCATGTCCGGAAACGTAGTTAGGATTGGTGACAAGGTTTCATGCGGTGATAACTCCGCGCAGGGCTCCCAAAATGTTTTTGCTAACGGTATGCCCATAACCCATCAGGGATTGAAACAGACCACTGGGCATGGATGTTTTCCACCCACCGTGTTTATAGGACCATGGTCAACCTCAGTTTTTGTAAACCATCAACCTGTGGCATTAAAAGACGTAACTAAAATTCAGGTTCATAAGTGCGGAAGAAGCTCCCATGATGGAACTGCCGTGACGGCGTCAGATGATGTTTTTATAGAGAAGTAAGATGCCCACAAGCAGTCTACCTTTAACCAGATACAGACCACCCGCTCGTCAGCAAGGCACGCCAACTATTAAAAGCTATTCGGCCACAAGGTCAAGATTGACAAAAGGTGGAACATTTTTCCGTTCAAAAAACGTCGGAATACATCAAAACAGGTTATCAGTTGAAGTTGTTGAATACTCTTCAACTGAAGCAGTTTGCGTAGTCGCTAACGATGCAGTTCAAAGCAGTGAAAATATCATTGGAACTGCAACTGCATCTCTACTTAGGGTAGATTTACCCTTTACTGAAAAAATAGAGATATACAATCTTCACACACCGCAGCCACGCGCGCGCAATTATAGCATTAGTGCACAAATAGGCGCGGCGCCACAGCAAATTGGCAGTGATGTAGCATTCTCTTTTTCGAAGCCACTGATCATTGCTGGGAAAGTAACTGCTATGCTTTTGCCAACTTCTACAAGTTTCACGCAGGTAGACAAGATAATCATAAAGCCAAGATTTAGGCTCTATAGGTTAAAGCCCGTCTCAGCAGTAGATGCAGACACTGGTGCAACTATAAATGGATGGGACATAGAAGACTTACGTCAGCAGGTTAATGCTGACGTAAGCTGTTGGGTAGAAATGCCACCACGTGGTTCAGCGTATGACGTTCACGATTCTGGAGTAGATGCCCCAGCGTTGACGTCATTTGGTAAATCTTTTCTTAGCGGTGCCGATGGATTACCGGAACAACCCAATAATGAGATAACTGGACCAACACGATCTCTAATTCATCTAAACTATGCTGAAGATGGCAAAGGACAGATGAGTGAGGTGAATGTGGTGTACCAGTGGGTAGGTGATAGTCAGTATCAAGGAAGTTGGGTTCCTTACTGACGCGCTTCTTCTTGTGCAAACCACTCTACGTATGTTCCGCCAAATAGTGACGGCTTATACGTCCATGGAGTTCCATCGGCTGTATTAAGCTTGAAACAAATCTTTATCACTTCAAATGTTCCAACTAATATAGGTGAAACTGCTGTTATGAAGTGGGGTCCTCCAGGAAATAAAACCATTGTGCCTCTTTGAGGAACTAAGCTAAAGTCATACGCAGGAAATTCTAACTTTCCACCATATGTCTCAAATCTGGGGTCAAGTGGAACGCTATTGTTGTAGTCTTTTAACCAAAGATACCCAACTATATCAATGTCCTTAACCTTAACCCACTTTTTTCGTATAAATTTAGAATTTTCGCACCCGTGTTTTTCAGCTGGAACTTCTGGATTTTCAAAATACTGTTGAAAAAGCGGAGTTTCTAGCTGACCAATAGTGCCATTAAATCTCTCTTCAAGTAAGCTCCTATTAGCATCAACTGCTGAATGTATGAACCCCTTTAACTCACTGTCAGCTACTAAGCGTTCATACTTTAGTGGCTTATTGTTTTCGTCAAGAGAAGGAACTTTGAGACCAAGCTCATTAATTATCAGGTCGCACTTAATGGCAGAAATTGCATTCTCTATGACAAAGAAAGGACTACGTATCATTTGATGTTAGAAAAACTTTGAAAGTTCTGGTCCAACTTCAAGATAAGTTTGGCCAAATTTAGAACGATATACATCAGCTGCTGGCGCAAGAACTCGTCCACTTTCAGTAGTTAGGAAGAAACGATGTTTCTTTTCCCAGGTAGAGATAACGCTTTCATTGATAGTGAAAGTTGTTTTTTCTCCACGATGCAGCTCTTTTACAAAAAGCCTTGTCTTTTTCCCTAAAAATGCAGGAACCATTTCACCATCAATTGAGCAGTTACCAAGACTTTCCATTTTGGTTGGCTCTTCTTCAGCTGGCTCTTCTTCAGCTGGCTCTTCTTCAGCTGGCTCTTCTTCAGCTGGCTCTTCTTCAGCTGGTTTTTCATCTTCGCCGCCAATCATACCAATAGCCATGTGCAGTAGGTTTTCAGCTGTTGCTTCAACGACTTCTACATCATGACCGGCATCCTTAAGAGCCTGTTCACCAGCAGAAACATCCTCACCACTAGGCGCAAAAATGACTATCTGCGCCATGATTTACTCCAACCCTGCCAGAATTCTAAAACGCTTAGCTGTCGCAGCAGCCTCTGCCTTCTTCACTGCTTCGCTGTGCTCTACTACCGAGACAGGTGAGCTACACTCAGCGTCGCACGCAAGCTTAACTTTATCAACTGCAATTCTTTTTACAACCTTGTATGTTTTGCTGGTGTCACCCTCACGGATGCCAACGTTAAACACAACGTCAAATGTGCACAGCTCACTATCTGAATCAAAGCAACCTGATGGTGCAATGCTATCAGCATAAATGTTGATGCACGATGGGTGCCTAGAATTATCAGGTGATCCAATTACCACAGATTGATCTACACCTGACTGAGTAGAATACCCACCATCTGATTCTACTGATGAAACAGGTTCAACAGAAACGATTGGTAGATTAATAGACATTTCATTTGTAGTTTGACGCATACAGGGCTCCGTTTTCTATACTACATTATTTATGGCGTCCTGCCAGAAGCGGTCTGCTCTTTTCTTAAGTTCAGGAATAAACTCAGAAAGCTGTACCTTAAATTCCTGTGGAAAGCCGGTCCCAGCGACCATGAGGATGACGCCTTCGGCAATATCAGTCCCAAACATCTCGTTGTGCGCCTGCGCGTAGAATGCAAGTTGCAACTTATAGCTGTGAATGTCTTTGCTACTCTTAATTCTGCTGGAGGTCTTGAAGTCGATAATGACTGGTCTTTCCTTGTAGATTGCTATGAGGTCGCATCTACCTGCGAGCTCAAGAGAAGTTGAATAGAGCGCAACTTCCTGTCCCCACACCTCTTGAATCTTGCTAAGCTTTAACTTTAGCGCGTTGAAGCTCTGCATATCAGCATATGGAACTGGTTGACCATCTATATGGGAATCTATCTGTTCACCCTTGAGGAAGCGCTCGCACAACAGATGGACGTTTGTTCCACGATCTGTGGCAGCTTTGCTGACTTGCGCTGCCCTAACCGGCCCTAGGCTCTCCTGCCAATTTTTAAGGCTTTGTTTCTTCTCTTCAGGTTCTGTGTACCCGAGCACAGTTGTGATAGATGGCATAAAGCCGGCTGGAGTATCATACCAGCGGCGCCCTTGGTGACTAACGGTTTGCAAGTCCGGGTAGGGAAACTTCATCGGCGCTTGTTCATGCGAGCTAGACGTTTTGAGAGCGGCTTCATTCGGGTGCGCTTCGCTTTCAGTATGCGTACGATTTTCTTTTTACGTGCAGCAATCTTAAGCTTCATGCGGGTTCGGGCTGGAGCTCTTGGCTTAAAGGCATTCTTGATATTAGCAACAACCCTGCCTTTTCGGAAACCAGATGTTACCCTAAAGCCACGCTTTATCTTCTTACCTGCTCTACGAAATGCTCGCTTGACGCCCTCCTTTAGCTGTTCATCATCAATCTCATCGTCTTGTTTGATTGTATCATCAGCTTCGGCGTCTTCGTCCTCTTCTTCAGGACCAGGTTCTTCAATCTGATTTTTGCCAGATGCATCATGCTCCTCAATCCCAATCTCCTTAAGTGTTTTGAGATCAAGCATGACGCCTTGTGGATATGCCTTATCGCCTTCACGGCTTAGAACGATGCCTTTATCTAGAACCTCAACAAAAACTGGATTACCTGCATGATCTTTGACCTCACCACTTTCGCCATCTTCAGCAAGGTCAAAGAGGGCGTTAAGTTGATCAAGGTCTAGCTTCATTGAGAAGCCATCGCATGATAGAAGAATGCCGTGATTGGCTAGGTGACCGATATTCCAGCCACCTTCAGGCGTCACAGGACCAGTAGAGGTGGTGTCCTCTACTGGCTGTTCTTCAGCGGTGACTTCTCTAAGAAGCTTCACTGTATGCTTTTCCCTGTCTTTTCAAGTCGATCTGCTAACTTGTTCATCATATTGAGTGTCACGCTTCCCTCGCCGGCAACAGCTCTATCTCCGCGCTGAACCATTGCCATCTTTGTCTTCATGGATGACATCAACTGATTTGGATTGACGCCCAGTGCAGTCAAAAGCCGTTCCGCTGCCTGTTCATATGGGCTAACTCCCGGGGTAAAAGTAGTTTGTGTCTCAAATGCTTCCTGCACCTTAACAGTCTGACCAACACTCATCAGATCAACGCCAAGTTCCGATGCTAGCATTGCAAACTTTGAACGCGCGGCACCCGAGCGAAGAATATCAGCAGTTTCCATCATGGCTGCCTGATCACGACGCATCGCACGTTGTAGGACACCAGCAGGAAGCTTAAGTGCCGCCAAAACTGCTTCCATCTGCTTTACAATTGTTCCGCCAATCAGCTGAAGGTTCTTCTCGGGAGTCATAGAAGCATTTGCCTCCATAACTTCTTCTTCCTTACGAGCAAATCCCTTTGCAGTCGCAAGTGCTGAGAATAATCTTTGCGCTGCAAGACGCAGTGGGCGGTTTGTACGCATCTCATCTGCAACTGTCATAGCTGCTTCTTTAACGGCTTTTGGGCGCATCTCCAGAGTTTCAACTGAAACACCCATCAGGTGATACAGCTGAACGACCTGACGAGCCATAGGCATTGGCAGATTAGCAACTACTGGGCTACTTGATGGAAGAGTATGGATATCAAAGTCATCCTTGAAACCATCAACATCCTTCTTAGCTTCATTTAGAACTCTGTTTAGAAATTTTTGTCCCACTGTCATTTTTGATCTCCTTAGTTTATCTTTTGCCACATACGAATATATGTATTGGCTCCTGTGGTGTCAGCAAGATAACGTGTACCATCGTCAAACACCAGTATGAACATATCTTCTGGTGGCATGTGTTTTACATTAACCAAAGGATGTGGTGGTTTAATTGAGTACCCGTAGATCTGTTCACCTGAATACACCTTGAGTTTCCCTACTGTATTTTGCAGTTTTCTTAGGGAAACGTCATTTAGATTGTCTTTTGCTGCATAACCACTGCCCTCAAAATCAGACCAATACGATGGTTTTTCAGCAAGCTTAACTCCCACTTCATCGGCTGCAGCCAGTTCACGAGAACCAAAAGCTTTAAGTAGACTTACCGGCTTCATGACAGCAGAAGCCTTTCCACCGTTGTAGACTTTTACAAGTTCACGAGCGAGTTTCTCATCAGAAGTAGTTGATACTACATGCCGCTTGTTACCCTTGAAGCCATAGATGATACGACCATCTGCTTCAAATCTATCATATCCCTTTGGAACCTCAATATCTGGGTTTTCTACGCCCCTACCTTTACTGAAGTCAGCTTTGACGACTTGACCTTCAGCTACCTTGTTTTTACCAGCAAGGCCCCCACCAATCTGCTTAAGTAAGCTGTGCTTGTCACTCTTCTTGCCACTCTTCTTGTCACTTAGTTCTTGTTCTTCTTCACCTTCAGGTTCTTCTTCACCTTCAGGTTCTTCTTCACCTTCAGGTTCTTCTTCACCTTCAGGTTCAGGTTCTTCTTCACCTTCAGGTTCTTCTTCACCTTCAGGTTCAGGTTCTTCTTCACCTTCAGGTTCAGGTTCTTCTTCGTCTTCTACTGGGGTGGCGTCGCTTCGTTCCTCATCATCTACTGATGCGATGGTTTCCATGTCATCATCGTCATCCAGATTGCCAATGTCTGAGGCATCATCTAGGTTGACAACATCCTCTGGTTCTGCTTCTTCACCACTAGGCGCGCCTTGTGGCCAAATGACGTCAACGATATCAAACTTGGCAGCAAGGTTGTTGATAGCTTCCTCTATGTCATCTTCCATACCAAGCATTTTCTTCATTTCAGCCTCAAAGGCATCTGCTTGGGCAGCATTGACGTAGACCTTAACTACCTCGCCGTCACTTGTCTCAAGGCCGTATAGAACTGTTTCTACTTCATCATTAAGCTCATGCGCTTTTTCTAGATAGTTAGCAACATCAGAACCTCTAATCTTTCCGTCACTGTTGATGGTGTTTCTCATCAGATCAAACTTGACCTCAGCACCTTTTCCTTTCATGTCAGATGTACCAGCATCTGAACCATCCGCTGTTGAAAGATCTTGCTGATTAACTATTTCAGATAGAAGCTTCATTATCTTTTGTCCTATTTGGATTTTTAAACTTTGGCTGCTTCCAATCGCGCCTCTTAATCTTGAAAGTTAGTTTCTTTTCAAGTGGGGCAATTGCTGAGGCAGTCGTTGCGGTTGAAACTGTTCCAGAAGTTGCAGAAGTTGCAGAAGTTGCGGTAGTTCCAGAAGTTGCGGTAGTTCCAGAAGTAGAGGCAGATGCGGTAGCTTCACCGCCACCATCTTGTTCCGAAATCCATTTAATCAGTTTCATTTCTGACACCATTTGATAGTTTTGGCCGCTAGCATTTAAAAGCAGTTCATTTTGGATTGCCTTAATACGGACTAGCAGTGGCGAAGTAGGAATGAACTGCATGATGAACAGATACAGCTTTGAGAAAAACTTTACTTTTTCATCAAATGAAAGCTGCTCATACCTAAATGCGCTGTCAAGGAGAGACGTGACCCTATCCATGTTTAAGCCTGGATATTGCTGAAGAACCGACAACGTTGTTCTGTGTTCTTCCCAGTCAATCGGTGTATCTCTGCCAAAGCTAAGGTCCATGTGCAGAAATCTCCACCAGTTAGCAGGAACTTTGCGGGTAAACTTAAAGATGTCCTTTGCAACCTTCTTACCGATTATCTTTTGGACTGCTGGAGTCCCAACTCTCCAAATTACGTATCCCCAGAAGTTTAATGGGGACATCTCTTTTGCCCACTTAGTTAGTCTACAGTACGACTTATCCTTCAGCAGACGAATGCCATGCTTATCATCGCTTTTATAGATCACGGTTGACATGATGACGGTCGCAAAGTAGATGTTCAGAAGTGTCCAACCGTCTTTGTTTTGATAATGTGATTTATCAGTGAGGAAAAGTTTTTCTGACAGTAAAGCTTCACTTAACTGCTCTTCTTCTGTTTCATGAACAGCCTTTGCTATTTTTCCATAAAGAACAACAGCAAGTTGTACAAGTGACTTTGCCGCCTTCACCTTTTGACCAAGTTCATCTAGATCCCGCTTGCTCTCCGCAAAGGTAGTTAGCGTCCTGCGAATGACCTCTGGTGAAAGCCCCATTGACTTACCGCTCTTAAGCTTAAGCTGGAAGTTATCCTTGTTAGCCTTGAAGTCCTTTAGACTTGTTGCGAGCTTTTGTTTCGCGGTTTCAATCAAGGCAATAATCTTGCGCTGCGTTGCTCTAAAGTCATTCCCGCCTGTCAGCTCATTTGCCACATTTTTTATGGTTTCTTCTGGTGTTTTACCCTTGACGGTTAGAAATATCTTCTTCGCGCCTTGAGTTCTGGCAAGCTCTTTATTTCCAAGAAGATCTGCTATCATTATCTTCAGCTCACCAATAAGTCCTCCCCTGCTTTCAAGAGGAGCTGACATGTCCGTCGTCCGTATCATAGAATTAATTGAGTTACGAACAGCGTGGTTGAACTGGTTGATGGTGGTAAACAGGTCCTTGTCGACTATCTTAACCTGTTCCTCAGAACCGGGAGTACGAAGAACAACACCCTCTATGCCAATGTTCTCATCAGGAGTAAGATCATTTGCGGCTAAAGGCGATTTTGTCTGGTGAACGAACTTTGCAAGCAGTTCATTTTTGATAGGAAGCTTAAAATCAGTTAGAACCTTAGCTTGCAGTTTAGCTTTTAGTTCTTTTGCAGCAGGCCGGATGCTCTTGTCAAATGATCCTAGAGAGCTAGTTAACACATCAAAGTTAGTAAGCTTAGATCCTTCTAAATCTGCTTTCTGTTTTAGGAACTTATCAAGAGCAGCGAGCTGCTTAGAAACATTAACCTGATGAAGGGCGCCAGCATCAATTTTCTGCGCTGATACAAACTGGAAGGTAAAATCTCTAGGCTCAACAATTAGATTTTCGCCGTCAACAGTATCTACAACCTTTGTTGAAACCTTAACTGTCTGATTGGACAAACGCTGTGCAAGTTGATCAACCAGAATGTCTTCAGTTCCCTCAACACCTCTTATAAACGCAATGTAGTTTTTCCCACCAGCACCATACACTACGGCGTTTGGCTGCCGGCCAAACAGCACCTCAATTTCTATGGTATCTCCAGGTCTGATGATTGATTTTATTTCTGTCTCTTTAGCCTTAAGAGCCGCGAATGAAGCTCTGAACCCATTGTTAGCCGCAAAATATGGGTAGTCATCGACGCTGTAGATATTTTCAGCGTTCTTTCGCTTACCGGCTCTGCTGGTAAAAAGCTTACCATCTGCGTCAAGACCAAACCAGAGATTTGATCCGTCCAGTTTTTCTGTTGCCTGCATTTTTGTGATATTTGAGACAGCAGCAATAAACTGTTGGAGGTCAAGGTCCTCCAAATGCGATATTCCTTCAGTGATAAGATGTCTGTTCATGTTTTATTTATGACAAAGGGCAGCGGATTACTCCCTGCCCTTTTCACTGTTTAGAGCGCTAGCTTTACTCGGCTACAGCATCTTCCCCGCTGGCAGCTTCAGCCTTGGCGCGCTTCTCTTCGAGCTCCTTGCGAACTGCGGCAACAATTTGACCACTAAGCCCCTGCATAGCAGCTTGAGTCTTCATCACGGCCAGCTGCTCAACTTGAAGTTGGGCATTGAAGGTGTTGTAGATACCTACCGCGCTTTGAACTCCTTCGCTGAATTGAGCGACGTCGTAGCTGATGCCGTCAAGAGTGATGGTACGTGGTTCTGACATATATTTCTCCTGTTATGAAGTGGTTGATACTAAGTGTATTTATACTGCGAAAAATTCGTGTTTTCAGTTAGAGCAGGTCATCAATAGATCTTGGCTTGGTTAATGCGGATAACGTAAAGGCTCCCGAACTTTGAATCGACGACTTAGGTTTGAACTTTAGCGCAGGTTCGTCAAGATCAGAGATTCGTAGGCTAGTTTTATTCCATCGCATCAGCAGGTTTTTGCCAACTGCATCGCTGTTGCGTGACTTGACAAACTCAAAGCGATATTCTCCAGCTTCATCCATCGCCTCAGTCTTGACAAGAGCAACCATCAGATCAGACGTGTTGGTCTTCGATGAACCGCCCTGAACGTCCCCTTGGTGCATCTGCCTACCTTCCTCGATTGCTGAGGTCGCGTGTTTACCAAGCTGGGAAGCTGAGATCATGATGCAGTCGTAGTCAAAGCCGATTGCACGGACTTCCTCAGAGACGTACTTGTCCTTCAGGAACATGTTGTCGCCAGCACCTCGCCGCACCGGCTCCATCAGGTCAAGGTAGTCTACGATGATCCAGTCTGGACGGAAGGCGTGACGGGCTTCAAGCTCTCTCAGGTAGGCAAGGATGTGGTTGGCGTTGGTGGTACCTTCGCGCATCCGCTTGATGAAGAAGCGGGCGCCAGTCTTCTCGTAAAACTTCTGAATCTCAGTAGCAACTACAGTCCGATTAGAGGGGATCATACCGCTTGCCATGCGTGCGATCATCTGGTCAGTACGACGTGCAACCTTCTTGTCTCGCATCTCCAGTGAAATGTAGACGCCGTTGAGGCCTCGCGACATCAAATTGAGCCCAAGGTTGAGCATACCAACTGACTTACCGCCACCAGAAGGCGCTAGGAAGGTGATGAGCTCCTGGCGACCGATACCACCACCAATCATTTCATCTACGCTGTCCCATCCGGTAGGGATCAGCGCATCCTCGGTTTCATCTGCTTCAAGCCGGGCAATCGGGTTGTCAAAGTAGTCGATGCCAAGCTCAGTGATGATGTCTATCTCGGTGGCTTCCTTCAGCTTGGAAACCATCGTTCCAATGTCACCTTTTTCCAGGTAGCCGCCAGTTCCGATAGCCTTGGTGACCTCGTTGATGACTGCTCTGAAGCGACAGAACTTGGCGATTTCCTTCAGCAGGTACTCGTTATCTCCGCGTTGCAGGAACACTTCTTGGCAGTCAAACTTGGTTGTGGCCTTTACAATTGGTAGCGCTGGAACGGCCCGGTGCTCCTGAAAATAGTCCTGCATGAACTTGATGACCTTTGCAGCTGTCGGGTCAAAATACTCAGGCTTGACAATTCCATTTAGGCGGGCAAAGAGCTCTGCGCTTGACAGCATCGAGTTGATGTAAAGACGCTGGGCGTCTTCATCCATCTGTGGTGGTCGATCTTGTTCTTTACTCATTTAGTTCCTCTCAGTTTGCCTATCATAACACCAAGAGACAGTTGGAGCTGGCTTTGCTGTGGATAGACTTCTTTGGTTGTTGCATTCTGCATCAGTGTGTAGATGGTGTAGGGAAGTCCAAACACCTGCACGCTTCTGTTGGCATCCTTTACTCGTTCATCAACGAAGCTGATTTCCCATCCATGCTCTAGGGCAGTTTTTCCAAACACGCCGCCAGTCTTGTCGCGATCAATCACGAAGATTACACGCCTCCGGCATCTCTTTAGGATCTCAAGCTTTGCTGAGTTAAGACTCGCGCCAAGTGTGCACACCCCATCAAGCACCACTGCGTCAAACACGCCTTCTGTAACAAACAGCGGGGTGTCGCTCCACGTGAATATTTGGTCATACCCATATAGCACGGCGTCACGAGATACTGAAGAATTTAGGTATCGTGGTTTGATGCCGTCTTTGATGCTGCGCGCTTGCCAGTAGATTACCTTACCATCTCGGTAGAATGGGATAACTGCCCTTCCCACGAAGCGCGGGTCAAGACTAAAGTGCACTTTCACCTTTAGCGGATCAATCTTTCTACTCTCTAGGTATTCAGCAATTGGAAGCTGCACATCTATGTGGTGATCAACACCTATTGGAAATGACTGATTTGGAAGAGAAACTTCTGGAGTAAACAGCTTAACTTTCTTAAGCGCATCAAGAGTAACGTCTTCTTCTTCTTTCTTCACGTGACTGAATAGAGAAGATCTGATAACTGAAAGGTCCTCCTTGGTAATCCCAAAGGCTTCAAGGATTTGTCTGAAGTTCCTTGATAAACGCCCCGTCCCTTCTTCGTAGCGGGCCTTCGCACCACAGTTCCAACAGCTGAAGCCTACGTTTTCACCGTCAAAACGGAAAGCGGCTCGAGGTGAATGATCATGACACACCTCGCATCTTAGTTCATGAAATCCTCTTGGGTTAAGAGGACCAAGAACTAATTTTGACCTAATGACATCAGCTAAAGACGAATTGTGTATCATCTTTATATTGTATCAAACTGGGGCATTAAGAAATATCAAAGCAAAGATTAGCGCTTTTGCTTGACCATTGTAAGCTTTCTTTCAGCGCCAATCGCATAGTGGAAGGTGCTATTATCAACCTCTTGCACACCACCTGGCCCTCTATTGTACGCGTTCATAAGAGCTCTACCAGAGAAACCATATTCCTGTTGCAGCAGCTTTAGGTACCTTGTTCCAACTTCAAGGTTAAAACGATCATTGAGAATTAAGTTTGCCTTAATCTCATCATCTGTGCGAGTATGAAACCCGTAGACAGTGAATAGAAAAGGCCAGCGCTGAAGCACATCCTTAGCAGCCGCAAGCTTGATCTGCATTGGGCCAAAATACGCCTCTGGCCCAGGATTTGCCACTCTGTAGCTTTTTAGCCCGCCTGCGTGCGTTTCTTGAAGCAGCACCGCTTGAACAACTTCAGGATTTTTGAATCCATTTGCCTTGGCAACCTCGTAGGCCATATTAAGAAGCTTATGCTGCTTTTCAGAAAGATTAGATGGAAGAAGCTGAACAGCTTGCCCGCCAATGACTTTCTGTGGCTTTTCTCCAATTACCGCAGTCGCGATTGGTTGAGGAATTCGCTGCATCGTGATAAACACGAGAGCCAAAACAGAAAGGACAACTAAGATAAGAAATGCAAAAACTGATCTCATTTTGTATCCTTACTAGGAGATACGTACATTATTAGACAATAGTTAGAATATTTTAACTTGTTTGCGCGTAAATGAAACCGCCAAAAAATGATTCAGCATTTTCAGTGGTTCACTCACAAATCCCGTAGGATCTATATTTAACAGTATGCTTTAGAAATGCTAAACAGATTAGCTGTCTGCTGTTTGCATTTTGCCTATAGAATGAAGCAACCAGCCTGCACCAGCGCCGTGTTTAAACCTGTGCGGTACTTTCCTGCATGACTGCAAAGTTGTCCACGGAATGCCTGTTGCTTCCTGCGCAGCTAACATACTGTCAAATTTGTAAACTTGCCCGTTTGAATCTTTTAAAACAACACTTCTTTTTCTGGCAGACCGTTTAGCCTTAACTGACCATTGGCGCTCAACAGCACTGGCCCGCAGAGCTTTAGTTGCTGTTAGCTGTTTTTTAATTTCTTCTTGCATTCTAAAACTGCCAACATCAGTGAATGAGAATGCTCGGCCTTTATGTTTTCCGCATGTAATTACGACTACCTCAGATGTTGACAGTCGTTTTTGCAAATTGCTTCTGCCTATTTTTTCACTAGAGCAAAAACGATAAAAGTCAGGATGGCAGTAGTATTTCCCATCAGTCATTTCAAAAATCGGTATAGCAAGTCTAATGGCTTTTCTTGCTGCCTCGTATTGCTTAGAGGTTAATGTCCGCTGGTGATTGCGGCAAGATGTCATGAAGAAAGATAAAGCTAAGTTCATCGATCTCTTTGCTTTACCTTCAGTGCATCTTGCGAGCAGACGATGAGCTATGAAATGCTCACGGGGTGTTAGCGCAACCAAGTTACGACTTGAATTACTTCCACCTAGAGATCTTGGAAGTATGTGGTGTTTTTCTATATGACCCTCAGGAGCATTATGCATTCGATGAGTCATAAGAAGAACATACCAGCGAAGAAACTTATTTCGTTTGAGGCCCGGCGTTTTAAGCAGTCGGGCCTCAAGATGCATTACTGCATCCAAAATATGTTAAATGCCAGGAATCTGACCTGCTACAGTTCCTTGATCACCCTTGGTGAACTCTGAACCAATCTGCATGTCAGATCCATAAACTTCAACAGTCGCTAATCCTCCGCCGAGGACTGCACCTCGAGGGCGCTTGACTTTGACGTAATTCATATGAAAGAAATCTAGAGCGTTAGTTCCATTGTTCAGCTTTCCTTGAGACAGCAGTTCCCACAGGGGATACTTGTCAGCATGAACGCTTACCAGGAACCTCTTCAGCCGTGCTTTGTCTATGGGGTGAAGCTTATCTACTTCAATACCATAGATTGTGCCATCGGGTGTTTCAGAAACAACAGCAATTTCCTTTAGGATACCGTCATCATTCCAATCAATGAGGAAAACGTGCTGTAGGTCGGTTGGACGCTTTTCAATCTTTGTAGTAGCCATTGCATATCTCCTTGCTTGGTTATGGGAAACACGTTAGACGTTTTATCCCTCACGGGAACCCTTTAAAATGTCTAGAGTGTTTCTAGACACAACCTATTTATTGTGGAGAAGAGAGGTTACTGCAGGAAGATGTTGCCGACTACTATAAATAGCACAAAATATCTGGAAGTGTCTCCTATGAAACTACGAAACACTCTTCTATCTTTGAATGTGTTTGATCATAACCGCATCAACGTGAACTCGCAACGCATAGTCAAGCGAAATCCAGAAGTGTTTCGCGCCCTGGAAGCAGAAACAGCATTCCTCGGTGACGCCTCTCTCAAAGAGAGGATATTTGCTGTATTTGCTGGAATAACGTCACGACCCATTTGCTCCTGTGGAAATAGGGTGTTGTTTGAAGAACGAGGAAAGCCGCGATACAGAAGCGCGTGCTCTGGAAAATGTGCCGCTCAAGTTAGATTGAAAACCCTTGGGCCCGAAGGTGTAGCAGAAGTTTCCGCTAAACGAAAATCTTCGATGCTGAAGATAGGTGCTGATGGCAAGACCACTTTCCAACGCATGTATGACAAACAACACGAAACCAAGGTGAAGAAGGGGATTTTCGTTCCCAGGGACAAAATGACAGCAAAACAGAGGTATCATTCTGAATGCTGGCGCATCACTAGATCCAATGATCTGTCAAAGTTACCTAACTTTCACCTGCGTGGAAAGAACGGCAACCCCGGTGCGTTTCAAATAGACCACAAGATCTCTATCAGTTATGGATTTCTACACGGCATATCACCTAGCGTGATAGGGCATTTCTGCAACCTTGAAATGATACCGTGGGAAAGCAACGTCAAGAAGAACTATCGGTGCAGTATTTCACTCGAAGAACTTTCTGACAGAATATCAAAACGCCAAAGTTGATTTCTTCTTTGCCGCACGATACTCTGCGGCTGCTTCCTTCATTGGTGAATGTATCCCTGTGGCACTCAACATTTCCACGAAGTACTGCGCCTCTTCTGCGATTTTCTTCAGTCCGTACTTTGAACAGAACTTGACAAAATGGAAGTAACTAAACTGCCCATGGTGAACAACCTCGCGTTCAATGGTTTCAGTTATAAGCTGACGAATGTCTTCAGGCTGCTTTGAAAGGTCCATCAGCAGCTCATTCTCAGCGAAGAGGTCACCAACTTGGAAGGTCCGCTTCTCGCCAGTGGATGGATCGCTGAACTCCCAGGTCTCATTGAACAGGTTGGTCCGAGCGTACTCGTCCTTGAAGGCAGCCTCGATCTTTGTCGAGCGGACGCGCGGATAAGCTGACATCACGTTGTCGCCGGCATCACCACGAATGCACTTCTCAAACATGAAGTACTTTGGATCGATGCGCTCCCCAGTTTTCTTGTCATTTCCTCGTAGCTTACCGTCATCTGGGTTCATCAGTGAAACACCTGGAAGGTCAAGCAGCTGCATGAAGTCCTTGTCGCCCGACAGAATGATGACCTCATCACCCTTTGCTGAGAAGTGCTGGGCGTAGCCAGCGATGACGTCATCACCTTCAAGCCGAGGATGCGACAGGCAGACCAGCGAGGTGTGCTGGCGGGCGAGCTGTTCAAAGGACTTGATGAGCTCGAAGAACGGGATCATGCTGTCGTCCTTCACCCGGTTTGCCTTATAAATGCGCTTTGACACGCAAGCATCTGACTTGGTGTAGGTCTTTCGCCAGTTGTCAGCCCCTTCGAAAGCCATTGCGACCTGGTCAGGTTGGACCTTTCGGTAGAATGACTTAAGGGTATTGAGGCTCATGTGCATCGCAAGACCTGCTTGGTCCTCAGCTGAGCCAGTGGCATGATATTTCCCGTGAGCAGAAGAAACTCGAAACAAAAGGTTGGAGGTGTCAACAATAAGGCGCTTCATAGGTTGATTATATCACAAGTTGGTGATTAGCGACGCTGCATCTGCGGATGTTTGTTACCAGACATTCCGTCGGTGTTTCTAGTTACAGTTTCACCTCGTGGAACCAAGCCGTACAGCATGTCAAGGTCTTCACCGCGCCCACGGATAAGCTCGACCGTTACGTTGAGCAGTGGTTGCCAGGTTGGTAGGAAATCTCGGCGAGAGAACGTGGTGCGCAGGTACATGGCGAGCTCCATGCACTCAAGTGACTGGCGACCCATCATGATTTCCTGCAGACGCCTTTCAAGCGCTTGGTCAATGTCTTCATCTAGAAATCCAAAGGTGCCGGGAGCTGCTGTCAGATCAAAGATCTCATCAGCAATCTGAGTTAGACGCTCGGTAGAAACTTCTCTCATTGCATCAGCACATTCTGGTTGCTGGACAACTGAGGATGAGCCTCAGACTGCACAGCCTCATCACCTGCCATTAGCGACATTGGTCTAAGGGCTGAAGCTAGAAAGAAAAGCTGAACTGTGTCTTCATCTGTTTCTGCCTGAAATCCAAGAGACTTGACTTTCTCAACGAATGCATCGTTGTAGTCAAAGCCCATCTTTACGCGACCATCTGCTTCAAATTCCTGGATTTCCAGCATAGCCCATGGCTTTTCTTCCTTTCGCATTGACCTGCTGAATAGCCTACGGATCCACTCCTTTACCATTTTCCTGCCCCTTGAACTGCCTTGGCACCTTGAAGGAGTCGCTCAACTTCAGGACGCAGGACCTCAGCAATCTTTTCAACCAGCATACTTTCAGCCAAGGTGTTGGCGATGCTGTGTGTCAGGTCCTGCACCGTATTGTTGGCAAAGGTGCTGATGCCAATAGTTGCTGTAGTTCGCTTACCACCAAAGCCCAATGTTACCCTGACCGTACCATCCTGCGCAACTTCACCTGCGACAATTGGTGTCCACTTTTCAGCAAGCGGTTGGACTTCCATCAGTTGACGGTGAAGTTCAGCTACCTGTTGCTCAAGACGAGCAACGTACTCAATTCGGCTCTTTTCAATGTCGTCCATGTTATTCTCCAGTTGCCTGTGGCATAATGATGAGTGAATGTCCTTTGAGAAGGCAAGTAAGAGAACCACCTTCACCGATGACTACCGAGACTTCATCTTGGTCCTTCGCTGCATTTGACAGAAGATTCGCAAGAAGGTCAGCACGGTATACAAACACGATACTCTCTGGCTCAACAACAAACTCAGCTTGCTTCTCAAGAACAAGAGCAAAACGGTCATTATTGCTATCAGCACACTCAGCGTGAACTGTGCCAGCCCTATCAACCTTGACTACAATGTTCTCCGCACCGAGAGTACGGGCACCTTGCGCCAGCTGGGTGATTTCACCTCGAGTGAAAGTGACAACAACTGCCTCAGTGTCAGCGTTCTCCTGTGGGTACTTCCTGTCCAGAAGAGACATTGAGGTGCAGCGAAACTGCAGCTTTGTCCGACCCGCCGAGAGAGTAATTTGGCTGACCTCGCTCTTGTCATTGACCTTGAGCTCGGCTTCAACGCCATCTCCAAAGAGAGATACTCGCTTCGTGAGCTCGTCAACTCGGCCAATACCAACCTTTATTTCGGCAGAACAGCTTAGCTCCAGCCTGCTGATGATTGCAGCATCGCGCTTATCATTGACACCAAGGATCTTTCCATCTCGAAGAACTGCAAGCTCAATGCCAACAATTCGGCTTACGGTGAGAGCTGTCTTCAGCTTCTCGATATCAGTAGTGTTAAGCTTCATAGATGTTTCTACGATTGATTTGATCAATTGTATCACTGATTGAGTTCAAAATGCAGTGAGCGTCTGATTGAAGATCCTCATCCTTGAGCTCCATCAGCTTTTCTTGCCTGTAGAAGAAGGTGGTAACTAACCGCTGGTGGTCGAACTCAACCGAGCAGCCAAGTTTGACGGCGCCCTGAATGATCCAGTTTTCACGGTAAAACTCAAACTGTTCGTGGATTTCTTCCTCTTCAACAGGAATAATGTTGTCATCCACCTCATTTAGCTCTAGCTCAATCTCAACCTCTTGTTCTTTCTTCTTTCTGCTGGTAATCTTCATTTTAGAACCTCAAGAGCTTATTGACCAGTGCTCGCTGCGGAGTAGGCACTTCCCAACCCATCGCCTCGAAGATACCATCGAGCTTTGCATCAATCATCTTCTGCTCAGTCAGCTTGGTGTCAACCGCGAAGTGCTCAGTAAACCAGCTCGGAAACTCATAGGCATCTGCCGGAAAGGCGATGGACTTCAGACCATCAGGATTGCCCTTCAAGTAGAAGATGATGACCTTGTCTCCTGACTTCAGGAGCTTTGCGCCTTGCTCGTAAGTAGACACCAACCTGTTGTAGTTCATCGCTGCTCGAACATGCCCAGGTACATTCTGTGGACCATTGCCGGTGTTGAGCTTGCCTTGCGCAGGGTAACCAGCCCTCTGCCAAGCTGCATAGAAGGCATCAAGGTTGTTCACCTGCTTGGCAACACCCATCGTGAAAATGTCACCGTCCTTACCGAGCAGGTCCTTGCGCCGCCTATTAACGAACTCCTCAATTGTTGGGTAGTCCTTACCGTCCAAGAGAAGCCCCATTAGGTCCTTCAAGAACTGCTGGATGATCTTGGGAGTGTCAGCCTTCTTGATCTCAGAGCCCTGTGACTTGAGCTTGTCGACTGATGCACCTTCAAGGTCGACCACCTTTAGCACATATTTCTTTTTTGCTTGAAAGATGCCACGCTCTACAACTACCTCTCGCCCTGCCTTGATGAGGTTGTCGAAACCTGGTTGACAGTTGAACGACCGGCGCACGAACTCAGGAAAGCTGTCATTGGTCAGCCGTGCAGTCTCATCAGCAACAGCGACTGCCTCCTCCTTGTCGGAAGCATGCGTCTTAAAGTAACAGCTGTTGTGAACCAAGATACCATTTGCAAAAAAATACGGTGTTGTAGCATCCTCCATAATGATATCGTAGACATACTCGTCGTTGAAGTCATCAAGCTGTTCTACATTTTTGACTTTTAGCCTTTTCATCTTAGGATCAACTTCAAGTTGCCACAATCAGAAATTCTATACCAGCCGGATGATAGCATATTGTCAGTTTCTGATTTACTTTCATCAAAATCTGAACCAAGAACGGTGGCAAGCCGGTGCTTCATGGTCTGGTAGCGCGTTAGCCGCTGTGAAGATTTGACCCACAGATAATTTGGTGCCGTTTGTGAAACGACGGAAAAACCAATCTGTTTATAGCCTGCGCCATTAGATATTCTCAAGTCAGCGAAGGATATTATGCTTCCTGGAGATGTTCTTCTAAAATGCGCAATTAGCCTAGAAAGACCACCGACCACCGCATCTTGCGCGGCGAACCTAATCAATTCAGTTTCCCTCTTTTTGTTGAACCTATTTTTACCAAAAACAGCCACCGCAACCACTTCACCGTCGTGCCGAAGTGCAGTGTACTTAGCTCCTGCCGCGAACCCTGAAAGATGAGTTCTTTCTAGGAAACTTCTTGCTTCAGTTGAATCTATAGTGACTACCTCACACTGCCGGGCATGGATCTTCCGTAGCAGCTTTAGTTTTGCACGAATAATGTTAAAAACAATTTCAGGCTTTTCATTTATTTCAAAATCCCAAAAGTGTAAAAGTTGAATACCCTGTTGAGCAGCAAGTTTTGTCTTATCTAACAAAGAATGCTTTGCTCTAAAGTCATTGTGCCAATATTGTCCATTTACCTCTATGGCAATTTTATAATCTGGCAGCACAAAGTCCAGCTCTAAGGGTGAAATCACACGCCTACAATTTTCCCTAAATGGGATACCAAGCTGCTTCAAAAAGTCAGATATCACGCTCTGCGGTCTTGATCTTGGGGCGCACGTTGGACACACAGGAAGCTGCCCCTTTATCAGACGCTGCTCAAAACGCGTGCCACATTTGGGGTGCTGCCAGCCGTAAAAGTGACTCATCCCCTTCCACACTGGGGCTTCAGCAATTAAGCAGCCTGTAGCGTTAGCAATCACCTGCAACCGCCTATAAAATCCGTCACCAGAAAAAGACTGCGATCTAGCTTCAGCCGCAATCTTTTTCACATATGCAGTGTGGAGCGGGTCTATTGAATATTTGGATTTTCTCGTCTGTTTTATTCTATCTGCAATTACTTGAACCTGTGCGGGATTTTCCGCACCGTACCGTGTAAGCATCGTTTTCTTTTTCTGTTTTTGCACATCAGGAACAGCCATATTATGGCTGACACCATATTTTTTCTGTAAGGTTTTTGCAGATTTTTGGTGCGTTTCTTTACTTGATAATGTGCATTTGGGGGAGCAAAAAGCTGCAAATTTTCGCTTCTTGAGACTAGGTGAGGTGAATTTCCCACAATTCAAACAGATGGGCCTTTCTGATACATTTAAAAGTACAGCTAAGAATTTTTCATCTGTGGTTTTAAAATCTCCCAGCTCTTGGTTTTTAAGAGACTTTTTGAAGCTTCTAACCTGTGCATTGGCAAATGGAACTTTTGCTGTACTTGGGACCTTATCAAGTAGAACCATTAGCTTATCGTGCAGTTCAGATATCATTTTCTAAACAAATAAAATCATCAGAGGAAAGAATATCGGATGCTTTTACCTCAATCAATTCATCATTTCGTCTAACCATAATGCTGTGATCTCCAGTAACTATCACTTCTTTGCCATCTTCGAGCGTTATCTTCCACTTCGGCTTGCTCACGCGGTGTCGATAAACTGCGCGTACAGGTTTATGTTTGACACCATTTGTCGTAAAGCACGGGCTTGTTAGATTTTCAGATGTCGCAAACTGCTTATCACCACTTTCCCACTTCAACGGCAGCAGATTGAACAACTCCTCTATGGTTGTATCTCCCGCCGATGAACGAACCATCGTCGTTCCATCAACGCTGTCAGTATCACCGTAGATGATGGTGCTTCCACCAGCAATGTAAACGTGAGCTGGCTTTCCATCTTCATCAACTGATGTCTGCTTCTGCAGCTTCATCTCAACATCAGGCTCAAGCAGCGAGTGAATGGTCTCCATCATGTGGGTCGTAATCTGGCGTCCGCATGCAGTTACAGATGCGCCCATCTCCTTTCGCCCAAACCTAAAGGCTGCGTTCAACAAAGCCCCGTAGGTACTGTTGAGCTGAATTTTTTTAGTGAGCTGTAGCAGGTCATAGTGCTCAGCTTGCCTCTCATATTCCGCCTTCTTGACTGGATCTTTCTCTTCCTTCGCAAGCTTGGTGTACTTCTTCTTTTCAGCCTGGAGGCGCTTACGCTCTGCAAACCAGAATGTTAGCGTGTCTGCAACAAGACCCTGTCCAGAGCTTTGGTCAAAGACCGAGCCGTACGCTGATATAGCCCACTTCTTCTCTTTCAGTAAATGCCGCCACTGACTACCAGTAGCTTCAAAGATCTCACCGTCGTCGAACTTCAAGTAGTGCATCTGATCATCACCGCTGACCATGATGCCTCGCCAATCAGTCTCACCTTCCACGAACTGACCAATGAATTTCTCGGGAGAGATGTTGAGGGCACGAATAACAGATGGGTACAGCGAGTTGATGTCAACCGAACCAATCCACTCGTGCATTCCGATGTGGGGATTAAGCACAAGCGCGCCCTCTACCTTCTCACCGTCAGTCATCATCCGCTTGTCAGGGACGATGAGATTGTGGACGTTGTGGGCTCGGTTGGCGATACCTGTCTCGACGTAGCGCACCGTACCGAGGATGTTCTCGAAGAGACAGGTATTCTCGTGCGCCATCTGGTTGACCAGCTGGATGAACTTGAACTTGGTATCTAGATCTACTAGACCCCCAACGTCCCGGAAATTATAGGCCACAAATCGAGGGAAGTCATTCTTGTACAGCTGTTCAAGAGTGCCTTCGTAGTGGAGCTTCGCTAGCCCAATCTCCTCCTGTAGGATGTTGCCAAGTGAGTAGGAGGTCCGTCCTTCAAAGGTAAACTTCTTGAAAAGATCTAGATAGTCCAGATGAGTTCGACCGCTTAGCGTATACACCATTTCCTGAGAGCCAAAACGTTCAACAAATCGTTGACGTGGCCCTGGGCATCCAATGAAGCACATCTTCTTAAGAAGGTGCTGTGCCTGCAGCTCAAGCCGGCGCACGATGTACGGAATATCGAAGAACTCTGAGTTCCACCCGCTGATGATGTCAGCGTCCTGGATGTCATCAAGCATGCACATCAGGAGCTCTGTCTCGTGACGACAGATCTTGATGATCGGTTTGTCACCCTCTCGAAGCTCGCCCTTTACAACGAGCGCTTGGAACTCAGCTTCAATGTCCTCAACGGTGCCGTTCCAAATGGTGCCATCTTCCTGAATTGGCGGAAGTACATAGGTCTTGTACTGACGTGTCCAGGACTGCCAGACAGTAACGGCGTTGATGCGGGCATAGGGGTTTGACGGACCAGCGAAGCCGATCTTCGAGGAGTAGTCCACCTCGATGTCGAGGAACGCGTAGTTGACTACCGGTGTGGGTAGGTCGTGGTACTCATTCATCAGCACCTTGAAGAGCGGTGGAATGTCGCTCTCGTACTTCACCGGGCACTGGCGCGCGCCCTGTTTGAACTCATCTTCCGTATCGAAAACCAGTTTTTCTAGCGCTCTCCCGTCAAGACCCTTGTATGTCCCGGTCTCTGAAGGAACATAGAAATAATGCGGGGCTTTGAAGGTTCGACGCTTTCGTCCCTCCTCAGTACGTTCCCAGACAACAACAGCGTCATTGTCCCAGTCTCGGATAGCGCCAACGTAGTTAGGTTTAGTCATTCGCCAGTTGATCAACTTCACCCATTACGATTTCTACCAGCGTGAGTTGCTGCTCAAGGCCTTCTTTTCGGGTCTGATAGTCATTGTTGAATGTCATCGCCACGAAGTTGTTGAAGAGCTGTGGCTTCAAGCCAAGATCTTCAAGAGCGGCGTCACGCAAGCCCTTGATGATTGATTGCTCATGCGCAATTTTGGTCTTTGATTGAACTGCTTCATCAACTAGATGCTGAAGCTTATTCTTGGATGAAGGGTCGCGCATGATCTCTTCGATGCTACGAAACTTCTTCGGCTTTGCTTCAACCAATTCATTACGCTTAGGCATTTTTTTCTCCTTAAAGGTGATTGCTCTAATGCATTTTACAGCATTGGCCAACCGTTGAAAACAAGATTTTTATGATTGCTCTAGTTGAGCTGATGAGCTGTAGAAATCTTTGCACCATACACGCGTAGCTGACCTACCGCGTAAATTTGACCTGTTTTTTCCATGGCCTTGTCATAGATCCAAAGCCTACACACTTCACCCTCAGTCCAATCTTTAGAAAGCGTTGAAATTCCGGTGTATACAGGGTTAATTTCTGATGCAACCTTAAGCTTGATGGGCTCTGATGAGGCATTCATTTTCTTAGCCACATCCTCCATCAACGCTCTGCCTGACATAACGCATTCATCATATGAATTAAAGTTCCGTGACAACATAGTCGCGCGAGAAATATTCGAAAGTGACGCGTCGAAGGCAAAACTGTTGTTTCCTTGCTGTAAATATAAGGAGCAAGAGTAATTAAAGGTGTTAAGCTTCTCAATTGAGCTGGCGGTGCTCATGTCTTTCTATGATCTCCGAGTACGATGGTAGCTGAAATGGATGGTACTGTGCCTTAGCTGTTATCAGATTTTCCTCGTCTTTGGTGATGTTGACCAGCTTTATGGTATAGGCATTTCCATCTAATCCGGTAAACTTTAGGGAATCCCCTCGATCCTCAGCATCTAGAACAGAATCGAGTTTCTCAATGTCAGACGGGATGAATATGGGATTAAACTGTTCTTCTTTATTTGACTGTGAAAGATGCTTCTGTATTAAATCGACTATATTGTCAAGCCCATTTAACGCCTCAACATCATAGGAAAAATCCACCGACATCAGATCAACGCCAATAATATCACTTGCTGCGACGGGTGATAGGCGCGATGCAACATGCTGAGCTGCATCTGCTCTTGTATAGAGAGAGAAAAAGCAAGGTAACTTGTCATTCATATGTCTGGACCAACAATCACTTTTCCATCTACTACGAGTTGTTCACTATCTCCCAAAATTTCAGTTTTTATAGTTAGCTCTGGATTAAATCTGTGAACAGTAGAAGATGGAAAGTGGGTAGATAAAGAACTCTCAGAAATTTCTAGAACTAGAGAATCACCTTTGTTATGGTACTTTAGGTATTCAGAGGTGGAATTTAAGGATGAAAGAGTAGCGCCTACGTCATTGTATCTGTCTACGTGGCTATATGGCTTTCTTGCAAAAACGAAGAAGCAGCTTTCAAGTGGAACATCGCCAAAACCAGTCACTGTGGCGTCTGAATATGGAAACAATACTGAATCCACTGGCAAAATGGTATTTTGGAAAACGTCAAAAGTAAATAGGTAGAAGTTTTGTGAGGAAACTCCATTGAACCTAGTTATATGAGAAACATTTTCCCATGCCCCAGAATAAAGACGAGTTTCATCATCTCTGTTACGGCTGAAAGTAACGATGAATGGTTCAGCTTCAGTGAACTTTGAAACTACTATTTCAACTTGAAATATTCCATCTGGTAGAATGGGTGAGTTGAACTTGACGGTGTTAGATGGGGCTGGTGGGGCGACTGTTCCATCATCCAGCTGGTAGTCATTCACGCCTGTCCCGCGCGAAAGCAGGACACCATTCAAGTAAACTTTTACATCATCGGGCGTTGGGCCCCATGCCTTAAAGCGAAGAGTTTTTGCCGAAAGCCCATCCTCCACGCCTGAGATAGAAGTAAATTGACTGCTTCTTCTAAAGACGTAGGACTTAAATTCTTTTGGGATAGCATCCTTTGCGATAAGCTTAAGAACAGCGCTGGAGGTATCAGCCGGCGCCTCGTTGAGATGTACAGCCAAAACTAGCTGCTGTTTTTCGCCAGTTGACGTATCTATAAATCTAGTTTCACCTTTTTGCGAGATGCTAGATGGCGAGGTCCCCCGTTGATACCAATCAACAATTCCAATCTCTGGCGCGGGTGTTATAGATGCGTCAGACCTATATTCAAGTGGAAAAAGCCTGCCCTCGCACCTTAGAGTTATGGTGCACTTATCTGGCGAGTATCTAATGTTGTCGACTAACTTGTCAACAGTTCTCTTGCAAACGCTGCAGGCTAAACGCAGGTATTTTTTCATTGTGTCCTTACGGTTCTGTACTGTCGAAGTACTACGTTGACATCACCGCAGTTGAAGGCATGCCCATTTTCAAAATTGACGACCTTAATACATGTTCCAGCTTGGTCCACGTGAACTTCAGGCAGCATCTTATAGCTACTGTACATGCTATTTAGCGTAAAAAGCAGCGTCGTCAGCGCGCTAACTAAAACACATAGAATAAACAGCTGCGCATTAGACAAAGTAACAAACTTCATTAGTTCTTTTCCTGTTTAATTTCTACTTTGAACAACGTAGCAGGGTTAACCCATTTTTTCCAGGTTCCGTCGTAGTCATTTACTGGAGTGATTTCTACCAGCACCTGTGACTTTCCGCCAGGAAGGGGACGAGAAGCTTCTCGCCCCGTCTTCCTGACTTCTACTTCACCATGAACGTATGTTTCAGACAATTTCACCCCCTTGGCCAAACGCGTTGAACTGGGATGTTCAGCCCTTCAGAACCACAGAAGCCAGTCCAGAGAGAAATCATTTTTTCTGCTCCAATCGGATTTGCGGTGTGGATTTGAATCTGCTGAACTTCTCGCAGACTCCACCTTTCATCCAGGTGGCCCTCAATCAGATGCCACATGAACTTGAAGGCGGTGTCATCTCCGCCCAGATCATGATCAAAGCTGATCTGGGCAGGAAGGCCCTTTTCTTCAACAAGACGAATTGCTTCAGTGGAAGAACGTGCAATGGCACACTCAAAGTGCCAACCAGCATCCTGCGGAACTCTCTCATCATCCACAAACAGGTTCCACATTTTGGTTTTATCCTTTTTGGTGTCAGGACGACATTATAACACACTTCTGCAAAGATTGACAGCTTTTTACTAGCTGTTTAGTACCGAATTTACAATTTCTCTAATTCCCCGAAGAACATTTAGAGCCATTCTGGCATCCCCAAGCGCATCATGAATATCTGGTCGTTCTCCATTGAAAAACGGAAAAACGTCATTCGACCGATACTTACCGATTGCACCGAACGCCAGGCTTGATGTGTCAATCACGACGTGATGCAGATCAGGCATCACCCCGTAGGGGGCAAGCAGCTGACGCATTGCCTCAATGTCAAACCACGGATTGTGATTTGCGAACATTACCTTGCCGGTCCCAAAATGGTTAAGAATAAACTCGGCAAGTTCAGCTGCGGCTTCTTCTTTCTCAAGACCTTCAACTTCCAGCTGTTCTCGAGTGATGCCATGTATCTTTTCAGCACCCTCTGACCACTCGTACTTTGGGTCAAATTTTACTTTAAAGCTTAAGCTTGCTACTTCCTCAAACGTGTCAGAAGTAGCGACAACTGCACCGAAGGCTATGGCTTGAAATTTTGAGAATGTTTCTTCATAGCTTGCGAAAGTAGAACCAGTGGTTTCAACATCTAGTACTAGAATGTACTTCCCAGGGTGAGCGTTACTGTAGAAAGGCTTAGTCATATTCCCTCACATGTTCAGGCGGAAAGGGCCACACGCCATCGTACTTGTCTTCTGCAATTTTAGATTTCTTGGCAAACTTCTTTTTTGTCAGCGTAAGTTCGGGTATTTTCGTCTCATTTACGTCAACATCAATCGTATAACGGTTACCGTTATTGCCATACAGGATTAATTGATTGATGCATGTAGCGTCAACCTTCAAAATGGTCACGCCCACTAGTTTTTGAAAGCTGGTTTCTCTGCTCATAGCGTCCTCAAGAAATTATCAACCTCATCAACACGCCCGTCAACTGAAGTCTCTTTAACGTAGTAGGATGGCATTGAAATGAGATCAAAGCGCTGTGTGAAGCGTTCAATGCTTTCCCAAACCGTGTTAACAGAAGAAAAACTGGCACGATTAGGATCTCCTGCCCATTGCACGTGGCTCATAAAGGGTAAAAGTATAATCGCGTCATAACAGCGACTTTGCGCGGCTATGCATCTTCCCGTATAGTCATGGAGCCACGCGACGGCGTCAGAAAATTCCCATTTTTGAGCATCAACTAATTCCCAAGTCCAGTACGTGGTATACGCGCAGATATCAGCGAAGGTTCGTTCTGTGAGAACAATGTCCTGACTTGCAGTAGACCTAAGCTCCTGGTCTCGTTTTAGCTTCTGCGCTAGGACTTCTTCCTGAAAACGCTGCATGGTTTCTACGTTGTCAAGAACCGTATCCAGTCTATCCCAACCAAGCTGCGCTTGTACCGCGCGAGAAACTTTAAAGTAGTCGACTTTCCAGCCAACGTTCCTTAGACCCCCAAGAAGGGTGCTCTTTCCTCCACCTTGGGCACCAGACAATCCAACAACCTTAGACATTTACCCTCCGTAGATAATCTTCTGCAGAGGCTTGAGGTCTCGTTCTAGTTCTTCTGCAGTTAGATCCTTCGCGTGATAACCTAGATTGTCTAGTGAAAACTGCAAGAAGTGAAAAGAAACCACGCGCATGGGTTGCACATTCAGGTACATCATCGGGGATGTTGCCCAACTGCCATCTCCCCGTTGATTGAGCGTGTAGTGGCTTATTGCTCTTTCAGATAGAAATTGATGAATAAAGCCCATCAAGCTTTGGCTTCGCTTTAGTTGAGCTATTCCTCGTGCTATCGCGGTGGACATTTTTCCACCCTCCACGCCTGTTATAGAGGTTCCTATAACCTTGACTAACTGTTTCTGTTTCTGTTTCTGTTTCTGTTTCATACTTGGGCCCATTGCAATTTACATTGATTATAACTGCATTTTTCATTTTATCTGGTAAAATACAGGACGTACCAACCTGTCATAAATACGAAATGATTGCTTTCTGCGCTGATTAATTATGAAGCTACTTGAGATAAAACAGAAGTCAGTTGCTGACCTGAAGATAGAGTACACAGGTGGTGGCTTCTACTGCTACAACAACAAGCTGACATCCCTTGAAGGTGCACCATCCCATGTAGGTGGTAGCTTCTTCTGCGACCACAACCAGCTGACATCCCTTGAAGGTGCCCCATCCCATGTAGGTGGTGCCTTTGCCTGCTACAACAACAAGCTGACATCCCTTGAAGGTGCACCATCCCATGTAGGTGGTGACTTTTCCTGCTACCACAACAAGCTGACATCCCTTGAAGGTGCACCATCCCATGTAGGTGGTGACTTCTTCTGCAGTCTCAACAAGCTGACATCCCTTGAGGGTGCACCGCCCCATGTAGGTGGTGCTTTCTACTGCAGCAGCAATAAGCTGACATCCCTCAAGAACATCCACAAGATCATCAGAGAGATAAATGGTGTATTTTACTGTTACCACAACCCAATCAAGGAAGGTCTGCTGTATATCCTGCTTGTAAAGGGGGTAACGTTGGTAGATACCCCATTCCCAGACGCAGATGAGATCATCAACGAGTACCTTGAAACAAATCCATCTGGTTCAATTAGAGCAGCGCTGGACGTGCAGCAGCTGCTCTCAGACGCGGATGTGGAGTATCCAAGATGAAGCTACTTGAGATAACCCAGAGATCAGTTACCGACCTGAAGATCAAGTACACAGGTGGTGACTTCTTCTGCAGTAACAACCAGTTGGCATCCCTTGAAGGAGCACCATCCCATGTAGGTGGTGACTTCTTCTGCAGTAACAACCAGTTGACATCTCTTAAAGGTGCACCGTCCCATGTAGGTGGTCGCTTCTACTGCAATAACAACAAGCTGACATCCCTTGAAGGTACCCCATCCCGTGTAGGTGGTGACTTTACCTGCTACAACAACCAGCTGGCATCCCTTGAAGGAGCACCATCCCATGTAGGCGGCGGCTTCTTCTGCTACAGCAACCAGCTGACATCGCTCAAGAACATCCACAAGATCATCAAGGAGATAAATGGTGTGTTTTGTTGCCACAACAACCCAATCAAGGAAGGTCTGCTGCACATCCTGCTGATCAAGGGGGTAACAGAAGTAGGTACACCTTGCCCAAAAGCAGACATGATAATCAACGAGTACCTTAAGACAAACCCATCTGGCTCAATTAGAGCAGCTTTAGATGTGCAGCAGCTGTTATCAGATGCAGACGTGGAGTATCCAAGATGAAGCTACTTGAGATAAAACAGAAGTCAGTTGCTGACCTGAAGATAGAGTACACAGGTGGTGCCTTTGTCTGCTACAACAACCAGCTGACCTCCCTTGAAGGTGCACCATCCCATGTAGGTGGTGACTTCTTCTGCAACAGCAACCAGCTGACCTCCCTCGAAGGAGCGCCATCCCATGTAGGTGGCGACTTCTGGTGCTTCAACAACCAGCTGACATCCCTTGAAGGTGCACCATCCCATGTAGGTGGTGACTTTTCCTGCTACCACAACAAGCTGACATCCCTTGAAGGTGCACCATCCCATGTAGGTGGTGA